TCTTGCTAGCCGTAACAATCGGGGGTGCGGCGTTTACAATGAGTAACGCAGTAATAAAGGCGCTGCCTATTGCGGCTGCCGCGGCTAAGCCTGCGGTACTAATCGGGAGCGCGGCTATAAATAACGCCGATGCCAGCGGGGCGCACGCGAACACTGTGTTAACTATCACGGTTAACGGTAAGGCGTATACAGCGGCTAACGCTACACTGGCGGCCCTGGCAGCCGACAGCACAGACGCCGTAGTAGCGGCCGCGTTATCTACAGCGGCTAACGCTGACGGTACCACAGTGGCCGACGTCGCCGAAGTAACGGTAGTAGCTAGTGTTATCCATATTTCTACCCGTAAAGTAGGAATTGACCAGTCAATAGCTATCGCAGGGACCTGGGGCGCCGCTGGCGACGAGGCCCTTTTAGAGGGTATTTTCGGTATTTCCTTCCCCGCAGCTGCCACGTACGGCGCTGCTAGTGCTGCCGAAACTATAGCCGCTGCCTTCTCTAACCTGGCTGTAGCTAGTGGATTGACCGTAGGGGACCTGGCCGTAGTCAGTGTTACCGCAGCTGGAAAACTGCGGGTAGTTACTAAGGACTTCGGTACCTTGCAGACTATAGCTATTACGGGAACCTGGGGAACGGCTGGCGACGAAGCCACAGTAGAAGGTATTCTAGGCGTAGCCTTACCAGCCAGCGCCGTAGGTACTGGAGCCTTCCCAGTAGGAAAGTCTAACCCCGTTATTCTGGACGAAAGCGTTAAGTTCGTGGTAAAAGACGACGGTACTAACCCAGACGTAACGGCTGGAGAAGTCCTGGTACACGGCGCAGTATATAACGGTATGCTTACAGGCGCTACGGCGGCCTTTAGAGCAGCGCTGGCGGGCTTTATTCGCTTCGTATAATCTATAAATTTAAAGACGAAAGGACGGTACAAACGAAATGGCAGGACTAGCAAATTTAAGCGATTTTTTCGCTAACCCATTATTCACGGACGTAATCAAAGAAGTACCTGTAGAAACGTCGTATATTGGACAGCGCTTCTTACCGCTGGCTGATACCTACGATATTGATTTTAACGAGACAGTCATAACCAGACAGGCCGACATGGCTAACCTGGTAGACAGTGGGGCAGAATTGCCACTAACTGACCGCGACCCAGTAAGACGGGTCAGCGGGGAAATTACAGACATGGGCCAGAGTTACATTTTATCTAAAAAAGAACTGGCCGCCATGATGGACAAGGGCAACGAAGGAAAGCGTAAACTGGCCGTAAAAGAAGTCTTAAACAAAACGGCCCAGGTAAAGCGTAACATTGATGCCCGTATTGAGTGGATGCGCTGGCAGGCCCTTGGAAATGGCGTACTGGCCTATAATAAGGGCGGTATTATCCTGGGTACAGACTTCGGGGTACCGTCTGATAATAAAGTATCGGCCCTTACACGGTGGGACGACACAAGCCCTACTATTCTGGCTGATTACGAAGCCTGGGTACAGACCTATATAGACCTTAATGGTATGGCACCAGACACGTTCGTAACCAGTATTAAGGCTATCCGTGTCGTTATGAATAACGCGGATATTCGAAAGGCCGTTACTGGTTATTCGGACAAATTTCTTACACTGGCCGAACTTAATAGCTTCCTTACGGGCCGTCAAATGCCGACCATGGAAGCCTTCGACAGTTCGGTAACTTACCGCGACGTCGATAACGGCGGGACACGTGTAACCCAGCGCCTACTTTCAGACAAAAAGGGTATCTTCTTGAAAGAGGGCGGCGCTATTGGGTCCCAACTCATAGGGCCTACTTACGAGAACGACATGAACCCTGGCGTATTCTCTTATACCTTCACTATGCAGCGGCCCGTTAGGGAAGTAGTCGAGGTAGTAGCGGCATCGTTCCCTAAGATTTTAGAGCCTAATCTCATTAAGCAGGCCACTATTTTACTATAGTACCCAGGAACGGGGCGTAATATACGCCCCGTATGCTATTTAAAATTAAGAACAAGGGGCGATAATACTTGATAAAGGTACTGCTATTAATTCCAGGCACATTTAACGGGTCAATTATAGCCGCTGGGGAAGAAATCGAGTTACAAGACCGTAGTGCTAAATCATTGGTAAGTGAAGGCGGCGCTAAATATTCAAACGTGGAGAGCGCGACGCTAGGTGTAAGCCACGAAGGAGAAAAAGACTGGCAAGTACAAGCCGAAGGCAAAACAAAGGTCGCACAGAGCGAATTAGTGAAGGTTAAAAAGGCCTTACGGGATAAACTTACACATATGGACATGGCCAAAGAGGCTAAAGCCATGGGGGTAGAGTTTTCCTACGACGCCACGGAAGACGAGTTTATTAACGCAGTAGTAGCGTCTGGTAAGGCCGAAGCCCTACTACAGCTTTAGGGGGTAGCATTATGGCCTTCTTGACCGAATCAGAACTAACGGGTATCTTTTACCCTAAAGCCGTGAACGTGGACCCAGCAGACCTACGCACGTACTTACTACGGGCTAACTCCTTCGCTAAAGGAGAAATAGGCGGGGAACCTCCAGTAGTAGACGATGACTTAAAAGTAGCTGTAGCTATGGCCTTCGAGATCATGGCTCAGGGAGAAACGTCCCAAGTAGACGAAATCACGGGAAATATTACGGAAGCAGCCCCGCCAGGCCAGTACATCAGGAAAAGCGAGTACAAGGACCCGTTAGACGTCGTTAGGGGTATGCTTAGGCCTTATAGGCTAGCCTTCGAAAAGGTTAACACGGCCCAAAGTGATAGGGGCGTAGCTTTTCTGTGAGCATGGATGGCCTAAACATTGAAAACCTGGATCACTGGCTAGACTGGCTTAAGGGGCTAGAAAAGGAAAGTACGGACCGTTTTAAGTCCCGCGTCCTACGTAGCGCCGGGCTTAAGATATTAGAACACGCTGACGACCTAACGCCGCGACGTACTGGTCGCCTACAGAACAGTCTAGGTATGGGTGCCCAGGATAACTACTTTAGGCTAAAGATCGGTGGCACTAGCTTAGTAGCTGTAGGTACGGCCGTAGAGTACGCGGCTGCCGTCGAAAATGGATTTAGTCAAGAGGACAGACGCGGCGACTTTATCCCTGGGTACTGGCGTAGCGGGACCTTCCACTATGACCCCACGGCCAGGACTGGTATGGTGTTAACTGGTAAGGTAATAGAGGGGGCACATATGTTTAGGGGCGCTATGGACCGTCTTAAAAGCGGGGACCTGGGCACGATAGTGGAATTTGAATTTAGGCGGTTATACGCTGAATTGTTTTAGGGGGTAGCTATGGACTACTTGGAAGAGTTAGAAGCTATACAGACATGGATTAAGGCGGCTGCTAACTTGAATTCGTACCGTCTTAAAGAAGCGAAGCCAAAAGTATCCAGGCCCGTAATATTATGGGAAAACCCCAGCAGGCAACCCCCGCGAAACCTAAGCCAGTACCAGTATGTGGTTAATGTCAGACAGTACGGGCGCTTATTTGTTAGCAGCCTGGACGAATCACTAAGCGCCCAGGAAACGCTTACTAAGGATTTGGCCAATAAATACGGGGTACTGCCTATAAAGGTAGACGGAGTACAGGTAGGGCTACTTAAAGAAGCACAGATCGAGTTTACAAACAGCGAAAGCCTGGACGTACCTTTTAGCGTGAGCTACGAAGTAACGTACGGCAGAACAAGGCCAGTAGTTCCGCCACCAGCTACCGTAGTTACTACCAGGTATAAAATAGACTTCGACGACACGAATTAGTAAGGGGGTAAGGCTTAATTATGGCAGGAATATACCTAGAGGGAACGAGCAAAGTATTAAGCGGGGTCTATACCCTTATACAGGCGGCCGTTACACGGGTTACGATGGGTGCCAGGGGCATAGTAGCGTACCCGTTTACGTCGGACTGGGGGCCTATTAATAGCCTGGAAACGGTTATAATGGCCAGCGAGTTTAAGGCAATGTATAACGGGGCTGCTACAGCGTTAACCGCCGCCAAAGTCTACAAGCACGCTTTTAGCGGGAAGCCCCAGCGGGTCCTAAGCTACCGTATGGCTACAGGATTAGCAGCCAAAGGGACGGCGGTACTAGACGACGTGGAAAGCGCCCCGTCTTTAACCCTGGCGACGTTATACGAATCGGCCAGGGCCTTTACAGCTGTAGTTAAGGCCGGAACCAGCGGCGGCGTAATTGTAGAAATACTAGAGGGAGCCGTGAAACTTGTAAGCGTTGAAGGGGCTACGGTGGCAGATCTGGCGGCTAAGTTAAACGTCACGGATTACGTAAGGGCTACGGCGGGTACAACTTTACCAGCCGTTACAGCGGGGGTAGCCTTCGCTGGGGGTAACAACGGGTCTGTAGCGACGACCACGGAGTACGAAGCCTTTTTAGACGAACTAGAAGCGGACGGCACGCCTTCGGCCTTTAGCCTGGACGCAGTAAGCGACGACACGATACTAGCCACGGTTAGAACGTGGGTTACACGTGTTAGGGAAGAAGGCATTTACATTACCTTCGTACAGGGAGGCCCGACTGGCTGGGATGTCACTATAGCCGACGCTAATACCAAGTCGAAGTCCGTAAACTACAAGGGCATTATTAACGTAGGTAACGGGGTAGACGGATATACGGCCGCAGAGATGGCTATATTTATAGCCGCCCGCGTCGCCAGTGTCGCCCTTAATATGACACTGACTGACGAAATAGCCCCGTACGTCGCCGTTAACAAAAAACTTAAGCCAGGCGAGCGAGTGGTAGCTAAGGAAAGCGGTACCCTGGTATTTGTCCAGGACGGTAGCGTAGTGCTTATTGACGAGGGAATTAACACGTTAACCGTGCCGCCAGCTGGCGAGGTAGTCGAATTCGGTAAGATCAGAATTAATAACGCCCTGGACTATATAGCCAAAGACCTGGAGAAGTTCGGCGACGAGTACAAGCGTACCCGTAGTAATACCCAGGAAGCCCGCGAAACATACGCGGCAGCGGTAGAAACCAGCTACCTTAAGCCCCTGGAAACTTTAGAAGTTATCCAGGACGGCTATTTCTACCGACCAGACCCAGACTACCACGGTAAAGATGCAGTATTCACGCCCAAGATTGACGAAGCCTATTTCTACGGCGACATTACGCCAGTAGACAGTATGGAACGTCTGTATCAAAAAATCGGCGTACACTTTTAGGAAGGGGGTATAGGTTAAATGTCCTTTGAAGCAAACGAAGCCATTAACGGGCTATACGGCAAGGCTTACGACGAAAGCGGAAAAGAAATACAAGGTACCCAGGAATTCGAAGCGTCTGTAGAATTCGAGAAAGAGGACATTAAACAGGCTGGCGTCTTTATGACAGGCCATAAGGTAATGGGTGGCAGCGGTAAGGGAAGTATGAAAATACTTAAACTGGACAGCCGCCTACAAAAGAAAGTCCTAGAAAATCCTACTGTAAAGTTTAACTACATCGGCAAGCTAGCGGACCCGACAGCCAGGGGAGAAGAATCCGTGCTACTAATCGGGGTAAGCTTCGACGGGGCGCCTTTAATGGGCTACAGTATGGGGGCTTTAGTCGAGGTAGACCTGGACTTTACCTTTGACAGTTACCGTTATTTACAGTCGATAGACTAAGTTACACGGGGTAGGCAGTAAGCCTGCCCCTTATTTTATGAGTATGAAGGGCGGTAAAATAACCATGGCTTACGTTACACTGGAAAACATTTTAGGAAAAGATCAGGCCGAACTTACAGCACTTAAGCAGGGGGAGTATGAAACCGAAAAACTGGGTCTTTTACCTTACACGGCAGTAGACCACGCAGAATACAAGGCGGCTAAGAATAGCTGTATGAGGATGGTACCCGACAAGAGCGGTGGCCGTGTCCCAGAACTTGACGACGACCGTTTAATGTTGGAAATTATTGTAACGTCTGTAGACAAAGACCAACGTAGTAATTTTACGTTTGCCAGTAAGGCGCTTTTGGAAAAGCTGGGGGTAGTCAAGGCCACGGACGTAGTAGCCAAGTTATTAAGCCCCGGGGAAGTTTATAACCTGGCTATCAAAATTCAAGACCTTAGTGGCTTCGGTTTGAAGGCAGAACTGGAGATTAAAGAAGCCGTAAAAAACTAATAAAACGGGACGGAGAAGCTAGCCTTATAGCCCATATCTGGAACGAGTACCACAGGCTACCGGGCGAAATATATAACCTTCCCGTAGGTGAAAGAGAATTTATCTACCAAGCTACCAGGTTAAAAATAAAAGCAGAAGAACAGGCGCGTAAGAAGGGGGGTAAATAGATGGCTGGCGAATTCGTCATGGGCGCTACTCTACAATTACGTGACCTTTTCAGTAGACAGGTACAGAGAGCTACACAGGCTACGCAAATGTTCAGCGGTACAACACAAACGGCCGACCGTGCTACAGGGCGCTGGCGAGATAGCCAGGGGCGGTTAAACAATACACTGGGTCAGTTTGACCGGGCGGCACATAACAGCACGCGGGCTACACGGGGTTACGCCCAGGCTTCCAGCGGTTTAGCGGGGAGTTTAGGAGCGGTGAAAGGTGCCATACTGGCCGTAGTTGGCGCGGCGGCCTTGAAGGCCAGTTTTAGCTGGCTTGTAAAGTCTAACGCGGACATGGAAACGTATAAGAACACGCTGGCCGTCGTCCTTAAGTCCGAAGAAAAGGCTGTAGAAACGCTGGCCTGGGCGCAGAAGTTCGCGGCTAATACACCCTTCGAAATACCGCAAATTGTCGAAGCTACTACCCGTATGGCGTCGTACGGATTAAACGCCCAGAAAACGCTGGGCATAGTTGGGGACATGGCTTCCGTAATGGGCAAAGACCTTATGCAGGCTGTAGAAGCTGTAGCCGACGCCCAGACAGGGGAACTGGAACGGCTTAAGGAATTTGGGATAACTAAGAAACAGATCGAAGACCAGGCTAAACTTATGAAGGTTACCGTAACGAATAACCAGGGGCAAATTACCGACCAAAAGGCCTTTAACGCTGTACTGTTTAAGCTTATGGAAGACCGCTACAAGGGCGGTATGGCCATGCAAAGTAAAACATTCTGGGGTATGTTAAGTAACGCTAAAGACTTTGTGGGCAGTATTGGAAAAACATTAGGCGCGCCCATGTTCGACGGTATGAAGGACGGCCTGAGGAATTTACTAGATTGGATGAATTTCGTACAAGAAAATGGTACCGTAGATCGGTGGGCTAACCATGTAGCATACGTATTAAAGCAAGTAGCAGCATACTTTGGCATGTTTAAGAGCTTCGCGGCACGTCATATAAACTACGTAATTTATAGGGCGAGAGCCTTGTACACGGAAAACAAGCCGTTTTTCGATAGGTTGAGAGTTATCCTAGGGAACGTATTTACGGAACTACAGACTAAAGGAACCCCTGTAATGCAGTGGCTAAACGTGCAACTGCCCAAGATTATAAACTTCCTGTTCAATATAGCCCAAAAAGTAATAGACGTGGCCAACTATATACAGACTAACTGGTCATGGATAGAACCGCTTGTACAGGGTATAGCCCTAGCGTTAGGTGTTTATCTAACCTACCTAGGCTTAGTTAAGGCTATGACTAAAACAGCCGCGGTTATGCAATGGCTGTGGAACGCAGCTATGACAGCGAATCCTATAGGGCTTATTATCGTAGTGATAGGTCTGTTAGTCGGTGGCCTAATCCTGCTTTATAGGCACTGGGACATGGTAAAGCAGGGGGCGTCAGACATGTGGATAGGTATTTTAAACTTCTTTAAGTCTGGCGTAAACCAGGCTTTAGGGCTTATCAACAAGTTAAGCGACGGTATAAAAAAAGTAACGGGTAAGGACTTCGGGCACGTTGAACTTTTGCAAATGGAGCAAACGTCAGTGGAAAAAAGGAGTTCTTTTGACGCGGTAAGAGGTATAGACGGGAAGCATAAGAACGGCCTAAGCTATGTCCCCTTCGACGGCTACAGATCGGAGTTACACAAGGGGGAAGCCGTACTTACAGCTTCGGAGAACAGAGCGTATCGAAAAGGTGGCGGCGGTAATTCGTTCGGGGCGCTTATCGGTCAGCTGGTTATTAACGGAACTGACAAGGACCCCGGTCAAATAGCCGACGAAGTAATAGACGAACTTCACAAGAGATTTACAGACGCCGACGACGTAAACGGGCCGGGAATGGGGGCGTTGCTGAGTGCCTAACGGTATAAAAGTAGAGTTGACTATACGGGACAACAAGACAGGTAAATACCTTAAAATACCAGTTACACCGCCTACGATAAAGTACAACGACGGCGAAGCGCTGGTAAACAGTGTCAATATTCTTAATCTGGGCACGGTTGACTTTGCTAATGGGGTAGACCTGGACAGTATGGGCTGGGATAGCTTTTTTCCAGCTAGGTACGACGCTGGGTATTGCAGTACGAGCGACCTATTAACGCCTACCGAGTACCGCGACCAGTTCGTAGCCTGGAAGAATGAACATATCAGCTTACAGGTAATATGCCCAGCAGCGGGTATAAATAAGCAAATGTATGTAAGACAGTTCCAGGGAGAACTTAAAGGCTTCGAAGGCGACATTTACTACACGGTAAACTTTACGGAGGATCGTAAGCTATTACCCAGACAAATAGACGTAGCGGTAACGGGCACGACGATACAGGCGGTTACCACAGTAACCCCCGAATCAAGGCCCGAAGTCGCGCAGGAAGCTACCCCGGCCACGTATACCGTAGTAGCAGGGGACAGCCTAAGCTTAATAGGCAAAAAGTTAGGTATAGCTTGGGTCGATATTTACAACAGAAACAAAGGAATCATAGGGCCAGACCCTAACAAAATTTACCCAGGCCAGGTATTCAGCGTATGACTTTAGACATACGGCTAAACGACCAGAGCCTAAGAGAAATACTAAGCGGGCCGCCTAAGATCACGGACCAACTAGACGCAGTATGCCGAACGCTGGAGGTTACCGTAAAAAACGTGGACGGCCTAGAAAACTACTTAGGGCAGCCTATAGAATTATGGTATGCAGGAAAACGCTGGTTTATGGGCTTTTTAATGCGCCGCCGTATAGGGTCCGACGGGGCTATAACCTATGTAGCGTATGATCCGCTGTATTTCTTGAAACGTAACCCAGACGACTGGTATTTTGTGAATTCCACAGCTACCCAGGCATTTACGGAACTGGCTAGTAAGTCTGGCGTAAGGGTAGCTAGCCTGGCTAACACGGGGTCTGTATTCCCTGCCCTTTACTACCACGGTGCCGAAGCTAGTAAGGTAGGCATAGACCTATTAGCCAGGACTATAAAAAGCGGGGGTAACAAGTATTGGTTTAGGTACCAACCAGACGACGGAAACGACGGCCTGGTACTGTTCGAAAAGATCGTACCGCCGAAAATATGGGTATTCCAGGTAGGCGTAAACTTGACAGCCGCCAGCAAGGAAGAAAGCTTGGAAGAAACGGCGACAGTAGTAAAACTGGTAAACCGTGAAACTGGGAAGGTAGTAACTAAAATCGACGACGAATCATTTAAGAAATACGGGCAGCTTGTACACTTTGAAGAAGTAGACAAGGACCAGGCTGATACGATGGAAGCCAGAGCACAGCAGCTACTTACGGAACTGAACACGGTAGGCGTTACAATGAGCGCCGAAGGCATTAACCCAGACCAGGTAATACCGCAGCTGTATAGCGGTGACGCTATTTACGTTGAAGAACCAGTAACGGGGCTAGTGGGCGGGTACTATATTCGCAATGTTACGCACAGCTTCGAGAGTGACAGCCTGGTAACTTTGTCCTTCGACATTACGACCGCCCCAGACGTCCCAGACCTTACCTACGAGGACGCGGACAAGAAGCCCGAAAGCAAAAAAGACAGCAAGGGCGACGGTAAAGGAGTCCAGCAAGTATACAGCGACGAAATGAACGGGCTAATAGATCAGTACGGGTTATAAGGGGGCTAACCATGGCAGGAGCGCTAGACCTACTAAACTTAATAAAGGGGCAGCAAACAGCCCCAGGGCTACGTATTGCCAAGGTAAGCAGCACGGAGCCAGACAAAATTACAATAACCTTTGAAGGCGAAAAGCTGGCCCTGGGGTTAGAAATATTTGAGGTACCCGTAGGCCTCTACCCGCTAAAAAAGGACGACAGACTTTTAGCCTTCCCGTTAATTGGTGAGCAAGCAGGCCAGCGCTGGGGGATTATCGAGAAGATTAACGGCGGTATAACCATGGCCACTATGCAGAGTGCTACAAGCCTGCAAGTAGACGGTATGGATAAAGTATATTCAGACGACTTGATTATACCGCCGTACTTCGTGGTAAGTGATACCAGCAGCGTATATAGTGACAGTTACACGGGAAAAACCAGCGACGACTATCTAAAGAAAGCCGCCATAAGCCCTCTAAAGGCTGGCGACCGCGTAAGCATAGCGCCGACCTGGGACGCTAAAATAAAATACGTCGTACTGCAAAGGTACTAAGGAGGGGGTAAGGTGGCAGACAATAGAAAGACGCCCGTATTCGACTTTAAGGCTGGAGAATTCACGGTAAACTACGACCGTGTAATTACGGCCACGGGAGGGGCAGCGGTTAAAGAGATCGTACAGAAGGCCCAGACTACGCCACGGGGTAGGTACTTGATATATGCTAACCAGCTGGCCCGCTTAAACCATAAGTACGGAAGCGACGTACTGGACATAGCTACCAGGCGAGACATTAGCGAGGAATTACGCCTTAGTGAGCTACAGCGGGCGCTTAAGGAAGCGGTAAGGTACGATGCCTGGGTAAAGGAAGTCTATAACGTCGTCGTTACACGGGCCGAGAGCGGACAAATAACGGCCACGTATACCGTACGGACTATTTACGACACAGAGGTAGAAATAGAGGGGGTAATAGTAAATGGCTAGACCTGTTTTTACCTCTGTATTTGAAGAAGAGGAAAACGTAATACTGGCCAGAATGTTAGGCCGAGTAAGCGACGAATGGCGTAAGGAACCAGGCGACTATATCCACGACACTATAGCGGCCGCGCCGTTAGAAATTAAGCAGCTGGAGATTAACCAGGACTACGTACTTAAGAGCGGATTCGCCCAGTACGCGGAAGACGTAGACCTAGACGCCGCTTTAAACGCCAGAGGATTAACCAGGGACGTAGCTACCCCGAATAAGAGAACCTTACAGGTAAACGCTGACGCTGGGGTAGTCGTTCCAGCTGGGAAAAGGGCAAGCGTCGTTATCCTGGACAGTAACGGAAACCCGTTAGATTACACGGTAGACAGTACCGTAACATTCGCCGTAGCTGGGAATATGGACGTAGCCATAACGTGCAGCCAGGCGGGGACAATAGGGAACATTTCGACGGGCAGCCAGTTTATTATTATGCCGCCGATTCCTGGCGTACGGAGTATAACGGACTTAGGGCCTATCGTACTAGGCGTAGCTAAAGAAACGGACCTAGCGGCCTGGGAACGCTACGACTTTACGGTAAAAAACCCAGACACGGGAGGCAATAAAAACGACTACGTACGCTGGGCTACAGATATAGACGACGTAGGTAAAGCTAAATGTATACCGCGCTGGGCCGGGGTTAACACGGTAAAGGTTATCATTGTAGGTATTGATTTTACGCCCGCGCTTCCAGCCTTAGTAGACGAAGTACAGGTTTACCTGGATCCAGGAAGCGCTGGCCTGGGGGAAGGTAAAGCACCGTGCGGGGCTGCGGTAACCGTGGTAGCTGCTGACGGCTTGCCTATAAACATCACGGCTACGGTTACCTACGCAGGGGACCCCGTAACGACTAAGGAAGCCTTCGAAGTTTCGGTAGCTGCCCATTTAGCTAGTCTGGTATTCGTGGCAGAATCTAAAGTCGTCTGGGCCAGGATAGGGGCTATCCTTATCACGACGCCAGGGGTAAGTAACTACGCTGGTCTAACGGTTAACGGCGATGTAGTAGACATTACCGTAGGCGACGCAGCCCCGACCGTGGGGACGGTGACTGTTTAAATGTCTGAACTATCCGAACGAATGATAAACAGCGCCCCAGACTACTACCAGAATTCTGCAATTTACACGGGGATACAGGAATCCATAGCCGCAGAATTCGAGACAGTAGGCGTTAATAACTACGATATTCACGCCCAACACGACCCCAGTACAGCTACCTGGGGCTTACGGTACTGGGAGGAAACTTTAGGCATAGCCACGGTGTTAACGGACAGCTACCCTATACGCCGAAGCCGTGTACTAGCTAAATGGCGAAGTATCGGGAACTTTAGCGCAGCCTTAATTGAAAGCCTGGGGGAAGCGTTCACGAATGGCGACGTAGCGGTAGTTATGGACGTACCGACTAGCACGGTTAAAATTACGTTTATCGGTAAACGGGGCATACCGCCGAACCTGGACGACCTTAAGGCCAGTATAGACAACGTAATGCACGCACATTTAGACACGGCTTACTTTTTTACGTACCTTATCTACAGTGAGCTAGCAGCGTGGGGCGGTACCTATGCCGAATTAGCGGCACTAGGAATGACGTACGCCGAACTGATTACCTGGAAGCCAGTATAAGGAAGGGGGTTACTAGATGCCTGGGAGTACAACGGTATATAATTTACCTTATCCATTAGAGAATGAGACAGCCGACCCGCGACTAGACCTACTGGCCTTGGCCGAAGCTACTGAAACGGCGCTAGGGGCTGTAGAAGACGCAATACCAGCAATGCCAGACGTTCCCGTATTAAGCGTGAACGGTGAAACGGGAGCTGTGACACTAAGTGCCGCTGATGTCGGAGCCGAAACTCCAACCGGAGCACAGGCCAAAGCGGACACGGCAGAAACCAATGCTAAGACATATGCAGACACTAAGGATGCTGAACATTTGGCGGAAGAAGCGACACAAGCACACTTGGCCCAAAACATTGGATTAGAAGATGTAGATGGTTTACTTGATGCCGAAGATGTTGAAGGAGCTATAGCTGAACTTGCAGCAACTGGATATAAGATAGTAATACCTGAGACTGCTACCACAGAAGAAGTTGCGTTTATTGAATTAGCAATACCAACTGGATATCGAAAATTAAAACTATTTTTGAGGAATTTAAAATCAGTAGACACATCTTCCCACAATGCTTATATAGGGTTCAATGGGGACGTAGGTAGTAATTATAGTTATGAGTACAGTTATGATACATCTGGCGGGGGCTCGTCTGGCTCCACAACAGGGATATTGCTGGCGCGTCAAGTATCAAATATTAATCATAGAAGTGTATTTATAGATATTGAAAACGATCCAGCACTTGATAAGGATGTATACGGATTTTTTAACGGAAGAAGGGATAGTGTTAGTGAGCGCGGTCACTTAAATGGTGCTTGGGGGAATACGTCAGATGAAATATCCTCAATTAAAATATCCATCAATGGTGCAACCATTTCCAGCGGCGCAAAAGTTGAAGTTTGGGGGTTGAAGTGATGCAGAAACTTGTCATTACTACTAATGGTGGGATTGTGATCGATTTAACTCCCAAAGAAATTGCACAAATGGAATTAGAAGCAAGTTTGCCGCCAGTTATTCCACCTAAAACGGAATTAGAATTATTGCAAGAAGAAAACGCATCCCTAAAGGGCAGAGTTATTAGAGCTGAGCAAATATTAACAACTAACACCATTGTCCAACAAGAGTTATTGGAATTATTAATTGATATGGAGGTAATTTAAAAATGGCAGTAAACACACTTTTGGTAAAATCCTATGCGACTAATGTATATCTTACAGGGACGAACTCTTTATCTAATATTGCAGCTACACGACCAGAGTATGTTCAACCAGTTATGCAACGTGCAGCCGATGCGTTTTACATTGATGACATTGATTACGCTTTATCACAAGGATGGATTACACCACAGGAACACGCCGACACACTGGCATTAAAAGGACCGGAAGATCCTCAGTATCGTCCGGAATTACTTGTGGCACAGGAAGAAGTTATGTCGTAGTAGACGCATTATGTGACGTAAGGGTAAACGAAATAGGAATAAAGAACTATTTACTTCTTTATTCGTCAATGTTAGCATAATTCTAATTCCGAAATAAAAAGAGGGGGATTAGAATTATGCTATCTACTGCCACGGGAGACATTTTAAGTAACCAGGTTATGGGGTTAGTGTACTCGTTATATCCTAACATTGACGCTGAATTACTCCAGCTGGGGTTGAGTAGGTTAATTTCCCAGTATGACGTTAGACCTTCTAAACTGGGGGAAGGTAACCCAGACCTTCATCAGAAAATAACACTGTTCCTGGAAGGTAAAAGGCTGGAGGGTTTAAGCCCCGTAACCCTAGCTAGTTATCTTATAGAATTGCGTACGTTCTCCAGGTATATCCAGAAGCCAGCGGCAGACATAACGACTACTGATATTAGGTATTTCTTAAGCCAGTGGGAAAGTCTAAAAACTAGCTCATTATCTAAAAAACTCTCAGTTCTTAAAAGTTTTTTCAGCTGGCTAAATACTGAAGAAATAGTAACCAAAGACCCGACACGAAGGATTAAGCCGCCGAAAAAAGAAAAACGCTTACCTAAGAGCCTGTCAGTCGAGGAATTGGAACTACTGAGGGAGGCGTGCAGGACCAGAAGGGAACGTGCAGTAGTCGAAGTACTGTATTCTACGGGCTGCCGACTATCCGAGGTATTAAACTTAAACAAGGAGGACATAAATTACCAGTCAATGTCTACACGGGTAATAGGCAAGGGGAACAAAGAAAGGGAGGTATTTTTCTCTCATAAGGCCCTGTTCCACTTGAAAAAGTATTTTATCCAACGTAAGGACATGAGCCAGGCGTTATTTTCAACAGAACGCCAGCCCTACGAGCGGCTATCTTCCAGGGGCCTACAAAGGGAGATAAAAGTAATTGCCGCCCGTGCTGGGTTAACTAAAAGCGTATACCCTCACATTTTTAGGCATACATTCGCCACAGACTTACTTAATAACGGCGCTGAACTATCGACCGTACAGGCCCTATTAGGGCATGAAGACCCGGCGACGACGCTAATTTATTGTTCAGTTACCGACGATAAGAAGCGCCAAGCACATAAGCAATATCACGCACAATAGGTACGTAAAAGACCAGGCCCACAAAGCCGGGTCTTTTATTGTGAGCCAGTCCCGCGCCTAACGGGATGAAAGCCGAAAGACGAAGGGGGCGTAAAGGTGGCAGGGACAGAGGCAGTAAGCCTGCAAGTATGCGAGGTAGTAAGGGAAAATACCCAGGCCCAAATAAACGTAAACGTAAAGCGCCTAGACGCCCACAGCCTGGAGATAAAAGAACTGACCAGGATAGGCGACAGGTTGACCCAGCTTATTGAAATGCAATGTAAGCAGCTTGAAGATAAGACCAAGCAGCTGGAAGAACATAGCCACAGACTTGAAGAACTAGAAATCGAAAAGCAGAAGCCCGCCCCTAAAGCTGCCTGGTACGAAACAAGTACGGGCAGCTTCGTAGTTAAGACAGGTATGGTAATTCTGGTCATGGTAGTAGCAGCAGCCATTGGCCAAAATTATAAGGACGTCCTAGCCACCGTATTCAGTAAGTAAAGGAGGGAATACCTTGTATCCAGTAACCGCAAACTATCTAGCCGTAAACCGTTCCAAGATACCATTAAACCCAGAAGGCGCTATATGTCATTCTACGGCGACGCCGGGAGCCACAGACGAGAATGAATTCACGTTCTATAACGGGGCCTACCGCGGGGCTTCGGCTCACGCCTTCATTGACTGGGACAGTATTACCGAAACGATACCCCGGAACGAACGAGCAGGGCACGCAGGGCCTACAGCTAACCGTAGGTTTGTAGGCGTTGAGTTATGCGAACCACGCGACGACGACCCAGACCGTTTTAGGAAGTTCACGGAAGTATGGAAACGCGGCGTATGGTATTTCGCGGACATGTTCATACAGGAAGGCTGGAGCATTGGTGCTCTGCATTCTCACAAATGGGTAAGTGAAACGTACCACGAAACAGACCATACGGACCCCTACGAATACTTCCAAAGGTACGGTAAGACGTTCGGCGACTTTAACGACGACGTAGCGGCAGAAATGGAGCGGCTTAAAAACGGGGAGGTAGACGACGTGTTAGAAGAAGCTATTTTGAAATTCACAAGTGAAGACGAATGGGCGGCCAAAGACGTGGACGCTAAGCGTGGAGGTATCGCAAACTTTACACGTCAGGGCACCGACAGATCAGTAATACCAGCGGCAGCTTTAAGTGCTAAGAAATTGTATATCATAGGTGGCCCAGACGTACCGACGCACCCGAACCGTATTTACATGTCTGGTAACGACAAATACGACACGGCCGCAGAAGTGGGGAGGGCCTTGAAAGACGGGCGGGTATAAACATGGACGAACAAACGAAAGACGAAGAAATAGCGCGCCTTAAGGCTAAAGTAGCCCAGCTGGAAAAAGACCTAGATACTGCTCGCTGCCAGGTTATTGTAGCCGAGCGAATAACCCAGAAAACAAAGGGCCTTATGGCCGAATACGAAGGATTCTTTAAGACCATGAAAAAACTACAAGGGGGTGTTTAATTTGACTATTTTATTGTTTATACTAGCCTGGCTTAAAATTTACTGGCTGGACGTCTTAGTAGCCGCGGTATTCGGGGCTGTAGTTATCTGGCTGCTACGGCGCGGTAAAGTGGACACAGTGAAACAGATCATGCTTTACCTGGTAATGAGGGCCGAACGTAAACTAGGCAGCGGGACAGGGCCTTTAAAGTACGCATCAGTTATTGCAGGAATATACGAATATATACCCGTTATACTTCGTCTGATATTCACTAAAGACGAGTTAAGCCAGTATTTAGAAGAAGCCGTAAACAAACTGGAAACAATTTTAAAGGAGCCAGGCACTAACCTACTGACCTACGAACAGGAAGCCCCGGCCACACAAGCAAAGAACATACCGAAAGACGAATAACGAAAAGAAGACCCTGGGCGTAAAAGCCTGGGGTCTTCTTTTTTGGTTATAAATGTAATATACTAACAAAAAAGAACAGGGGGCGACGACGTGGCTAATAAATTAAAGCTGGAACTGGTAACGGGCTACGGTAGTATTACAGGTAAGACCGTAACACTGAGCAGGGGGAAGAAGACGAAAAGCCTTAAATTTGTAACGGGTATGTTTAACGAAATCCAGGACTACGAAGTAACGGGCCTGGAATGGCAGCAGAAAGACGAAAGAAGCTTAGGCAAGGGCCTGGGCGGCGGTATTATAGGCGGGTTACTGGCCGGTCCTTTTGGCCTGGCTGCGGGGGCTGCGTTAGGCGGGCGTAAGAAAGATAAGTCCACAGCTGTAATACGGGTGGACGCCAACGGCCAGGAAGCAGCTATTTACGTGCAATGCGACGCCAGGGAGTACGAAGAACTTACCAGGCTGCTAATGTAAAAGACTTCCAGCTTTAGAACGACGGGGAGAGGGTCTTACATACATACTATGTATATATACATATAACTAATACTATTATATATAATATATATATATTATAGTAGTATATATAATATATAAGGTATGTAATTACTTAGGGGGGTATACTTTTTTAATTTTGGTTTTTAGAAATCAAAGTTAGGGGGGACTACCCCCCTTCTTATTTTGCGTTCTTATATATTAATTTTCAGTAAAGAAGTATTGACTTCTTTATATCATTTTAGTAATATAGGGGTATAGAAATTTACTTAAGGGGGCTTTTACATGAGAATGACAAGTAAAGCGCGGTTATGCGAGCGGGCTAACAAGATTATCGACGACTTTCAGGTAGTAACTGAACGGCTTTTTACCCTTCGCGACCAGGGTAAAATTACAGGCGGCTGCCTAATGGTTTACAACTGGAACAACACTTATTACGAAATGCTAAGCAAGGTTGTGTACCCGACTTCAAAAGGTTACAAAAATACCACTGAATCAGAAATAGGGGTATTAGTTAAGCTTTACGAAGCTGAACGCGTAAAGGCCCTGGCCTTTGTCGAAGAACAAGAAGCCGCTACCATGGAAACGTGCCAAAAGGCCCAGGTAGAAGCTGAGCTAGCCGCCACTACCGCCGTAGAAGGTGCGGAAGTTATGACATTCTGCGAAATGCACAAGGCTAGCGGCGGCTGTGAAGAGTGCCCTAACCGCTACGTATGCGAGGACAGCCCACTAAAGACCGTGCCCCAGAAGCCCGAAGCAGACGCGGCCGCCGAAGCCGAAAAGAACAAGGCTAAGAACTTTCTTGTAGGTTACTACGTCGTCAAAGAAGACGAGGTATTTACAGACAACGGTTACGCGTGCGCGGCCTGGTTTAAGAAAATCCTAGTTAAAGCTGGAAGATACGCCGTAATGGCCGGCCAGTATAGCTACCACGAACGCGACAAGTATTACATGGATAAGCTGGCCGACCGTTCCCTAAGCGTTAAGCTGCCTGGTACCGTCGTAGCTGCTGACTTCCAGGGGCGCTACTTCGGGAAACCTATAGGCGGTAGCGACGACGCCAGTAAAAAGTACCTGGGGGAAACGTCTAGCATATGCCTAAGCCCGTACGCCCACGCTACAGCCCTGGCCATACTGGAAGGGACCAGCAGCATAGAACTACTTCCAGAATTCGAAGCCAGAGAAATACCGTTCGAGTACGAAGGTAAGCCGAACAAGACCTACGGGATATTTAGAAAGGCAGGCGTTTAACATGATTAAGCCTGCAAGCATTAAAAACGGGGAGCTAGTTACCGAGAAGTACAAGGAACGGGTAAGGCCTTTTAGGAAGCTGGTAGAATGGAACTACCGAGACGTAAACGGCAATCTACACGCTGGAGTAGCGCCGTCGCTGGAAGTTGCGGAAGAAAGGGCCGCTAAGCACGGGTACGTTAAGCCATGAAGAAACGTAAGCCGCCTAAGAACATGGTTTACTACTCCAGTCAACTTACCCCAGGAGGAACCCAGGTACTACCCGTTAAACCGTTATGGCTTATAGATTTCCCGGAATCCCCAAAGTATAGGTTTTTCCTTTATCACAGTGAAACCCAGCACGCCTACTTTGTCCTGGAAGTAACTACGGGTATGGGCGTGTCAAGTAATAAACCCGCTACCCAGAAGGACGCCCTGGAAAAGGCGGCTGCTAACCTAAAGCTATACGCCGCCGACTTCGACAAGATCGTAGCTGACTTTATCAAAAAGCACGGGGCCGCCCCTAGTCCCCATAAGGAGGAACCAGAACAATGTTAGACGACCAACTACTAAGGGAGTTTGTGGACCTGGTAAAGGTAGCGGGCAGGGGTACCTTACACCCTGCCCAGGCAGCCACGGCAGAAAAACTAGAGCAGGAAATACTTAGGCGTATGGCCTACAAAGTAGAACCCCACGAAGTAAGCCTACGTGTGTACCATATGCGGCACGCTGAACGACGTATAGGGGAAATAAGCCTGAGTATAGCTGGCCTGGACAAGAGAATAGCCAAGGAGTACGACGACCTGGTACATGAGATACGACGGCTAGAACACGAAATGACCAAGATACTAGAAGGAGGTAAAAGGTAATGGCAAAGGGTAAACCAACAAACGGTGCCCCACTTGTAAACCTTAATAGCAAGGTAACCCCAGAAACGAAGGCCCTTATAGACGCGCTTATAGGGATAGGCAGCCCTGGTATAGGCAGCGTTCGGGAATTAATCGAAGAAGCCTTAAAGCTGCTGGAGAAGGAACGGCCCGACGACATGGCCACGGCCCGTAAATTCATGGAACTTTTAGGGTCTACGCAGGATCGGCGGAAGTACAAAGACGGCACCGCTAAAAATATTTTGCAATAAAGCGGCAGACGTGCATATTTTAGGGTACCCAGATCATACGCTATAGCGTGAGCGCAGCTAAGCGGTAGCGACCATAAGCAAAGTATACCCAGGGCAAAAAGCCAGGCGAAGTTAAATACTTCCCTGGCTTTTTTGTCGTTTAAGCATAAAACGGACCCCCAACGCCATAAGATGTAATACGACTAAAGGCAGGAGGGGGTAAGGTGGAACGTAAGGTAGTTTATGACGTATCTTTTAAGTTACGACCAGGGCGCGACGACGATATAGCGCAGGCACTAGCCCGAATACCTACATACTTCGACCGTAGCGACGTACTGAGGGACGCCCTAAGACAATACTACAACCTAGAGGGAACCAGGCCAGAACTTCGGGTTAGCGTGTTATCCAGTATACCAGAGCGCCTATAAATGGCGTCGCTACGACCACTAAACCCAGCAGCCTAGAAGTTAAAAACCGCAGGGGCACCGTAAGCCATCAACGCAATTCCTACCGCTATCTTTATCAGAGCAGCCATTAGCTACACGTCCTTTCTGTTTAGGTTACGAACTTAGTATTAGCTAAAGCCTAGAAGTTTATACACGGGGTTAGAATTTTATTTAAAGGGGGTCGTACAATGTTAGTAAAAATTAATGGGATTACACGGACCTACGCCCCGCCCGTAGCCGTGGAGGTTATCGAAGTGCAGGACCTTTCTCTTACTACCCTGGGACGTATAAAGCGCCACGTAAGACAGAACTACCGCGCTTATTTAACGGCGGGCTACACATTCGCGCTAATAGCTCACCCTAGCATAGCCTTAGCAGCTGGAAGCAGCGGTGGCATACGTCTAATACTACTAATGCAGAAAGCTAGTTTCTGGGTAGGAATGGGCGTAACCATATGGGGCATAGTAGAAGCCCAGCTAGATTACCCAGGCTGGAAAAGTCGTGTACTTAAGGGCGTACTGGGGTATATCGGTATTTTATTGGTGCCCCTGGTATTCCTGGAGCTACAGAACAGCCTACAGGTAGACGTATGGGGCCAGATCGAAGAAGCCACTAAGAAACCGTTGCCCCTCCAGCCCCAGTAAGGGGCGCTACGATGGTAAAGGTTACGTCTGAATTCGGGGCCATTGACAACATGCACAGTAAACCCCATAGCGGCACAGACATAGCCGTACCGAGTGGTACGCCGATAACTAGCATAGGGTACGGGGTAGTCGAAAGTACGCCAGACTTTGGGGATGAGAACATAGGTAAGGGCGTCATAGTCAAACAGGCCGACGCTACCGTAACGTATGGGCACTTTTCGGAGGTTAAAGTAGTCAAGGGGCAGCCAGTAGCCAAGGGTACAGTTCTGGGGTTATCGGGTAGCACGGGCCACAGCAGCGGGCCACATTTACATTTACAAGTAACCCAGGGCGGGAAGCTGGTAAACCCCGAAAAGTATACCCAGCTAACAGCTGCCGTAGCAGGCCCAGGAGCGCCGCAGCTGCCGAAGCCTGCCGAAGGTATAGACCTTATGGGGGCGGTAAGCCTGGGCCTGCTGGTAGTCTTAGTATTAGCGTTCGTAGGGGGTAAGCGTATGGTCTTTACGCCTATATCGGTAATAGTAATGGTAGTAGCCCTGGTATTCTTCGGCCCGTCGCTGTGGCAGGCCACGGGCGCACTGTTTAAGGCGGGCTATTTAGATGTCCCTATGATACTGGCTACGATAGGCGCCATATGGTTATGGCAATTCGGAGCCAAATTTCCGAAGCGTTTACTGTTCTGGGGCTGGTTAATATTTTGGGCATTAAGGGGGTTGGTATTCGCATGATCGTAAGAATTAACGGACGGGAAGCCTGGGTAATAGTCACGGAGAAAGTAGCAGAGATTAAAACCGACGTACAGCCACAAAAAGGGCCTTCTAAGCCTTTAAACCTTAAGACGGCAGTAGAACGTATCAAAGTGGCCGTAAAAGATCAGAAACTAATAGCCTGGCGTCCAGACGACTACGTTACGTATGAACTTACCCCGACGTCTAGCGTTAAAAATACCCAGGCTTATGTACTGGCCAAAGTAGTAGCCAGCTTCTACCGCCAGACCGAGGAACTACGGACCTGGGACTTTAGCAGGAAAACAGCGCTTTTTACCCTTGGTAAGCAATACAGAATTAACTTTAGGGTAGTATTCACGAAGGATACCATACGTTTTTACTTACTCGTACCACGGGCCAGGGCTGCCGAGATCATGCGTAAGGCCGAAAGCGTCTACCATGAGAACATAACCGTACAGGAGGTAACCGAACCGCTGCCACAGATTGACGTTACACGGGCTTACGGGTCCGAACTGACCTACCGAAAGCACGACATATTTAGCCTGGACACGGACAGAGGAAACAGCTACCCGCTGCCCAGCCTATTAACAGCCGTAAGGACATTAGAGGGCGACGACCTGGCCGTATTTGACACGATGCTAGAGCCTACCGACCGTAAGGCCTGGGAGCAGGCAGCGGCCAAGGCCCATAAACAGCTGGAGAATGGCCAGATACCCAGGCACGGGCTTAAGTTACTACAGAAGGTAGACGAAGTATTTAACGCTTTACGTTGGCAGTTGCTAGAACTGGCAGCGTTTACCCCACAGCATAAACGGCAGCTTAAGCAGCGCAAGAAGGAGGAAAACAGGTACCAAGAAGTAAAAAGGATAATGGACAATATGACCACTTCCACGAAGCGAAAAGCCGCTGACGACGTATTAAACACGTGGGTACGGATAGCAGCCCACAGTGATAGTCCAGAACGGGCAAAAAGCGCGGTGAAAACTCTAGCGAACGCCTGGAAGGACTTAAGTGCTGATAACCAGGTAGACGTCGTGGCTATAACGCCGAAATGGACTGCGTTCTTTATCGAGAGCATAAACAAGCGTAGGGCCTTTAGTATTCGTATGCGCCCCTTAAAACTATCTACCGAAGAAGCGGGAAAGTTTATGCAGCTGCCAGGCGACTACCTCATAAACGAATTCCCACAAATACAGTCTAGGAAGTTTAAAGACGTAAGCGTACCGAAGGAACTAACCCAGGACGACGTAAAAGGCATACGGGTAGGCGTCGTTACTGAACGAGGTACCCGCCAGCTGGTAAAAATGCCCCTGGAAGCCTACGAAGGGGTAAAGCTTAAAGAAGTCTACGACGCGGTATGTACTGGGACGTTTGGCCAGGGCAAGCAGGGTACTGGTAAAACGGAAGGCTTCGGGACCGTCACGGCCTACGACATGATCGTAAACGGCTTTAGTGTCTTGGCCATAGCTACCGACGACGGCGAAGGCCTGCGGAACCTTATAAACTCGTTACCCGAAGATTACCCAGACGACAAAATACACGCCCTAAACTTCGACAATAAAGCCTGGCCTATAGCGTGTAACTGGTCAGACATTTACGGCCGTACCTTTGCCCAAGGCGACGCAGAACTACAAGCGCTGGAAATATCCGAGCGTATAACCGACCGCTTTATACAATTCGTAAACAGCTTAAGTAATACGGGCGACTTTACCGACCGTATGGCCCAGTACGTCGTTAGCTGTATGCGTGCTATAACCAAAGTAGCAGACTGGTCATTCCTGGACCTAGAACTAGCCCTAACATCCCCAGCGTACCGCGCCGAACTACTCCAGCTGGAGGCGGTTAAGGAAATGCCCGAAGTGGCCCATGATTTACAGACGTTACAGGGTAGGGCAGAAGCAGGCAAAGACGGCGAAATAGTAAACCCTATCTTAAGCAGGGTAAAGGCCCTGGCTGGTACCCAGTTTATGGCTAACCTGTTTTACCAGGACCCGAAGCGAAACGACGACGGCAGCCCCACGTTAGACCTACGGCGTATAATGGATAACCCAGAAGGCAGCTATGGCCACGTCGTCGCAATTTACGCAAGCGGGGACGCGTGGAACGATAACCAGGCTACAATACTGGGCTTTATGTTAGACAAGATCAATTTTAACGCGTTTAGCCGCGTGGACGTTTCGCAAGATCAGAGAAGGCCAGCCCTGGTATGGATAGACGAACCCCATAAGGTAATTAAGTCCATGGAAGATAAACTAGCAGGTACCGCCGTGGAATTCCGTAAGTATCGAATAAAGAACCTTTTCACGGGCCACAGTATCGACCAAATGGGGAAAGCCGCGAACAGTTTGCTAGACGGCGGTGCCCAGGTAATAAGTTACAAGACAGAGCGCCTAAGCGAGTTTACACGCTTCGCCCATAAGTTCGCCCCGTACGACGACGCGGCAGCCCTATACGAAGCCCTACCCGAAAAGTGGCGGGCTATATGCAGCCTACGTCTACCGAGCGGTAAAACGTGCCCCGCGTTCCTGGCTGATATGACACCGCCACCTGGTAAGATCAAAGACAGGGCCGAAGCCTGGCAACGATGCGCCGAAAAGTACGGCAGGCCATGGAAGGAGGTACGGGACGCGATACAGGGTAAACGTGCTAAGTACCAGGCCCTTAACTACGAATGGACAGCCGACAGGAAGGCCGAAGCCCTGGCAGCGAAAGCCGAAGAAAAGGGATTACTTAAACAGGCTAAAGCCAAGTAAATAGTTCTTGACTTCTTTACTAATAGGCGTCAAACTAGGACTATAAGAAATTTAAGGGGGTATAACCTATGCGCGTATTGATTTTAAAGGGTTGTTACAAGGGGCGCCAAGCGGAAGTAATCGATGAAGGTACTTTTAACGTATTCGGTAGACAGATCACGGGTATCAAGGTAGACGCGGGATTAGCAGGGCCTTTAGTTTTACAGAAAGACGACTACGAGGAAACAGTGCCCGTAGAAGTAGACCCTAGATTAGTTGAGTTGTGTATTCCATGGGATAAAGAAGAGGGGGAATATAACGCGTTGCATATGTGAATGTAGTAACCTAGTAGTAAAATAAGTCGAAACAAGTAAAGGACCCCCAGCGGGTCCTTTTTTATATTTGAACGCAAAAAGGACCCAGGGGGCGCCTGGGTACCAAGTAAATAGGGTATATCGTAATACCACGCCGAAAGACGAATAACCGCGTAGCATCTTTAGTTTAAGGGGATACGTCGCGAATGTAAACATACAAATAATGGAAATAAAAGAAACGCGGCGTAAGGTGAAAAAGTTATTGACTAATGGAAAATAAGCCCCTATAATAGAAAATAGCCGCGAATACACGCGAGTAAGCGAAAAAAGAAAGGGGGCGGCGAGAATGAAAGCGGGCATGTTAGTGATAAGGGGCAAGTCTAACGACGTGACTAAACAGCTTAAGGAAATGAAGCCCGAAGACTTCGAAGCGTTAAAGCGCCAGGTACTTACCAGAAAGGGGCTACAGTAATGGCCAAGATCGAATACGTTAAAGCCTGGGGCTTATGGTCGCACTTCGAAAGCTACTTTATGCTAAGCCCAAGCCTGACCGTAGTAACTGGACCCAACGGCAGCGGTAAAAGTAGCCTACTAAGAATCATTAAATGGGTAGCCCTGGGCGAACCAAGCGGGGAAAATTTCATTTTTAAGGTAGAGGACGAAGACACGAAGGAGGTACTAAAACAGTCCGAAGAAGGACGCGCAGAGATAGGCCTAGACAATGGGGTAGTCATTACCAAGACCAGGCGTAAAGGTAAGACGACGCACACTATTAGCACGATAGCGGAACCGTTCGAAAAGGCAGAGGTACCCCAGGAGATTAAGGACGCGCTGGGTATCACTAAATACAAGTTCGGGGACTTCGAAACTTATCTAAACTTCGCCTTCCAGCTGGAAGCGCCGTTTTTACTTTCAGAAAGCCCCAGCGTAGGCGCTAAGGTACTGGGAAAACTAGCTGGAACCGAAGCGGTGGACCTGGCTATAGGCGAAGCTACCAAGAGGACAAGCAGGACCCAGAAGCTTATTTCTACGGCTAAAAAGGACGTCGTACGGATTAACGGCGACTTACTAGAATACCAGGACCTAGACGACCTACAGCAGCAGCTTAAGGCCTGCGAATTCCTTGTAGAAGAACTGGACAATAACGCCAGCAAGCGCCAGACGTTAGCCGAACTTACGAACCTACTGATACGTTCCAGGGATAGCCTGGAAACCTTGGAAACCGAGCTAGTGAAACTGGCTATAGTCCCAGACCTGGCGCTAGACCTAAAGAACATTGACCAGGCCCAGCAACGGTACGACGACCTACTAAGTCTATATGGGCAGCTTGACAGCAGCATACAGACCATAGACGACCTTGCCGCCCAGCTGGTTAACTTTGAAGGGCTAAACGTCGCCGCGTTACTAATGGACAGCCTAGACGCCATTGAACGACGCCTAAGCACTATTCAAAGTTTATCCACGGAATTAATAAGTTACACGCAGGCCATTAAGGAAGCCGAGGACTTCCTGGAAACGACGAAGGGCCTGGACGTTGCCGCCTTACTCGTAGACAGTGCAGAAACTACCGACAGACGCCTAACCACTATTACCAAGTTATCCACTGACCTACTAAGTTATAAGCAGGCCATTAAGGAAGCCGACGACTTTTTACAGACTACCAAAGACCTGGACGTAGCAGCCGACAACCTGGGACACGTTGAAAAGCACGCCGCACGTATGGACAAGCTGCGGAACCTTTACGGAGAACATACCATAGCCAGCAGCCAGGTAACGCGGCTTACGAAGGACATTACGGGCCTGGAAGGGGTAAAGGAAGCCGCCGACCTAGTTACGGCAGCAGGGCTAAGCATAGGACGCCTGGACACGCTTAGGCAGCTGGGGAGGGAATACACGGTAAAGGCTGACACGGTAATTAGTTCGGTAGCCGAGCTAGGGGCAGCCGTAAAAGCGCAAGGGTACGCCGAAGACGAACTAAGTAAAGCCTGGGAAGCGGCGGGGGGTAAATGCCCGCTATGTGACCAGGCAGTAGATACTCATAGCCATTAAGGAGGGTACAACGTGGAAAATGACTACAAAGTAAATGGGGAGGTAGCCGTAATTATCTTACGGCACAAAAAGAAAGACTGGCGGGAAGACGTGGTACTAATAGACGCCGTCGAACTTCCTAAGCTGCTGGAGTTTAAAGGCCGTTTCCACCCCTACGTACACCCAAGAACTGGTAAACTTTACGCCAGGGGCTACTATAAAGACCCCGTAACCAAGAAGATAAGCCAGCCATTGTTACACAGACTTATCATGGAACCGACACGTGGCCAAAATACCATGCACATTAACGAAGACACGCTTTTATGTACCAGGTTTAATATGCGAAACGTGATTATAGGCACTAGCCAGCAGGACCTAATGGATCTTATACAGGCTGAACAGGAATCATTAAGGGTGCTGGAAGAAACGGCGTCGCCTACAGCTGGAGAAGTAGAAAACGAAACCTTCTTAGTACACGAAACGACGACGGCTGGCGTATGGCTGCCAGACCTGGCCAATTTAAGCGAAGGCGGCCTAAAGATAGCCCTGGACGAACTTAAAGCAGCGGGGAAAATCGAGAAGGGTGTAAGCTTCCATAAGCAAAAAAGACGCTGGGAGGTAAGCGCGTTCCATGAGGGGGTAAGGCATAGGCTAGGGTACTGGCCGCCCGTAGACCTAGAGCGGGCTAATAAGGCGGTAAAACTATTTAGGGACGTAGGCCCCGTGGACTACTTCGCTGGGGTAGGGAAAGGCGGTACTTTTTAATGAACGACGTAGAACTAGACAAGCTACGGGCCACGGTAGACACGGCCGAAAAACTTAAACGCCAAATTAAGACGTTGGATGACTTTATAGCTAGTTCGAACAACGCGGTAGGATACCTTAACGTAACCATGAACCACAAGAACCAGAACGAAATACAGCTTATTAGTAACTTCGAGACACGTGTAATATTCGACTGGTTTAAAGATCATTTACGGGAAGCCGCCGAGCTACTTAAGTCTGACCTGGAAGGAAAATACAAGGAATTGGAAGTGACTAAGAAATGAATAGTCGCCAGCGTGCTAAACAGGCAGCCAGGAAGGTTAACCCAGTGCAGGAAGCCTGGAACGTAGTAGCTGACCATTTACTAAGTGTAGAAGCCGTAGCTCCTTGCTTTTTTATTGGTGAGGAGGGTTGGAGCAAAACGCGTAAGTGTCTAAGTTTAACTAGCATAAGAGGCTTTAAACTGGTAAGTAAACCGTTAGGGGAGGTAACTAAGAAGTGGCTAAAGACCAGGAAATGAACCTAGCCCTAGAAGTGGGACGTAGGTCACTAGAAAAAACCAAGAACTATTTAAGCCTTCAAAAGCATATTGCCGACCATTACCTAGACCACGCGGAAACGTGCGTTAACTGTTCTAAAAAGCCGGAAGCCGTAAACGCCATTAGAAAGCTACGTAACACGGCCAGCGCAGCCGAAGAAGCCCTTAACACGTTTACCAGTGTTGAAGCTGACACGCTTAAGGAACTTAAAGAAGTGGCAAAGAACCAAGCGCACTAAATTAAATAGGGGGTAATAAACACGATGGATGTTAAAAACCGTATCGAAGTAGCTAAAGTTAACCTTAAGAAGGCCGAGCAGGCTAAGACCATCAAAGAAACCCAAAAGAAGGCAGCTGAACAGCAGCGCGACGAAGTGATAGTAAAGCTAGCCCAGGAGGGCGTAACCCCAGAAACGGTAGCCGAGGAAATAGCCAAGCTGGATTCCGAAATACAGGCCAGCCTAACCAAGGTAGAAGGCCTTATACCGAGACTATAAGGGGGCGGTTACGTGTCATTAGCAGAATTACTAGCCAGAAAGCCCGTCAGACCTTCCACGTTGACGCCTGACGAGTTAAAAGTAGCTAACCCTACTTACGGGTCCTACCAGCTTAATAAGGTTAAACTGGACCTTAAAACGGCCGCGCAGAAGCTAGCCGTAAGGGAGGGTAAACGGGACCTACTTTTAGAGCAGCGCGCCACGGCAGAAGCTAGCCAGCAGACAGCAGAAAACCAACTATCTATACTGGATAAAGTGTTAATCCTGCTACAGAAGGCTAGCGACTTCGCCAGGCAACAGACCAAGGGACGCATGGAAGAACTGGTAAGCCAGGCCCTAAATATCGTGTACGGGGGTAACCATAAATTTATCATTGACCTAGTAGTACGTTCGAACCGACCAGAAGCAGACTTTTATTTAAACGAGAACGGCGTAGTAACCAAGCTGGAGAAGCCCGACTACGATAACGGCGGCGGCAAGATTGACGTAATATGTCTAACGCTTCGCCTGGCCATTGACGAACTGGTAAACGACGACGGCCCGTTACTGCTGGACGAAATCGGGAAGCACGTAGACGGGGAAGCAGCCATAAACCTGGCGTATTTCCTTAAGCAGTACGCCGAAAAGTTCGGTCGCCAGATCATTCTTATTACTCATAACACGACCTTGGAAACCATAGGCGACGTAAGCTACAGGGTAACTAAGGACCCCGTAACCCAGGAAGCCAGGGTAAAAGGAGGGGCTAGGGAATGAAAGTAAAACTAAGTGAATTCCCTAACCAACCTGGAGCCATGGCCTGCTGTAAAGAATGTCAAGGAAAAACGCGTAAGGATTGCCAGCCCGAACCAATGAACTGCCCAGACTTCTTTATACAGAATAAGACGTTTATGGACAGACGGCTTATGGATGCCGAAGAGGGGGTAAAAACATGATACGTCTACTATTTACCGCGGATTGGCACTTACGGGGAGCGAACCCCAGGAACCGCACCGACGACTACAAGGAAGCAGTAAAGGCCAAGCTGCTAGAATGTTTCCAGCTAGCTAAAAAGTGGGAAGTAAATGCTATTCTGACACCTGGGGACATATGGGACAGCTTCGTAGTCAGTATAGGAACGCTGCTAGAGTACGCGGACTTTATCAATGAACACAGCGGCGGCGTCCCAATACTTACGACCTTCGGCCAGCACGACGTACAGGGCTACAACGTCGCCAGCTTATACCGTACTAGCCTGGCCCTGCTGGAAAGACTGGTACCGAATCTACGGATATACAAGAACCCCAGCGACCCCAACGACGTAGCCTATATATTTAACGACAACGGCTACACGGAAGCGGCTATAACCTTCACGCCATACAGTCGAAAGATGGACGTAAACGGCTACGGCTACAGCCCAGAAGTTAAGCTAGTAGAAGGAATTACGAGTATCCAGGTATCCCACGGTACCCTATTAGATCACGAACCGCCGTTTGATAAGTTTACCCTGGTAGACGACGCAGTAACGACGGCCGACCTGGTACTAACGGGGGACTACCACCCTGGCTACGGACTTATTAAACGGGCCGACGGGAAGGTATTCTATAACCCAGGCAGCCTAACACGTCTTAAGGCGTCCGAAGCAGAGATAGCGCGAACCATAGCCGTAGGCCTGGTAACGGTAGATGGTAAGGACATCGACGTAAAGACCATACAGCTGGAGAGCGCGAAGCCTGGCGACGAAGTATTAGACCGTAGCCGAATCGAAGCCGAAAAAGAACGGGCCTACGCTATGGACACGTTTAGCGCCCTTATGCAGACCAAGACCGAAGGGGCTGTACTTCTGGACATTAACACCATCGTAGAAGCTATAGCCGCCCAGGAGGAAACAGCGCCACATATCGTTAAGGCAGCCCTGGAACTAATCGACGAGCAGCGGGCAAACGTGGTAGCGTAGGAGGGATTAAGCTTATGAACTTAGGCGTATACCGCTGCGGAAACTGCGGCCACGAAGAACCTAAAACGGAAGACCTTAAGTTCTTAAAATTCCAATGGATGGGACCATTAACCAGTAAAGTAAGTTGTAGGGCCTGCGGTAGTTATACCCTACAAAGGGCCTACGACGACACGTTTACCAGGGGAGAATTTCTTTTAGTGAAGACCAAAATTAAACATTACGGAAGGGGCTAAAACCATGGATTTTTTGACAGCAGGCGAGCAGCTTAAGGACTTAGTAGCTACCTACGGTATCGAGAACGTAAAGGGAGCGGTTAACGAGTTACTAGGCAAGGTGCCCAGAAGCCTGCCAGCCGAACACATAGCGGTACTAAGCCCACCAACAATCCAGGACACACTACTCCAGCTGGAGAGTGCAGTAAGCGACGTACTGGCTGCTGGCGTAGAATTAGACGAAGCTTACGGGGAACGTGCCGCGTTAGGTAAGAAACGGGTACAGCTTGAAACGGAAATAAAGTTAACCGAAGCAGAAGCCATAATGAAAATAAAGGGGGAAGCACGTAGCCAGTATGTAGAGATCGGGTCCGAAAAAGTGGCCTTGACTAATGACACGGTACGCGACGCTTACCGCAGAATGTCCAGTAAGCCCCAGCGTGAAGAACTAGCCACGGTAAACGCAGGCCTGTATTTTATCGACGTAAACATTGAACGGGCCAAAGAGAAACGAAACACGGCTAAAGAAGCGAACGACAGTATACGGGCCAGGGCAAATATACAGGCCGCGCTTCTGAATTTCTTAGCGTAGGAGGGGTTAAACATGCGTAACCAGTTCGACAGCTGTAGCTACGACGAGCTTACTAGCTGCCTTAAGGCCCGCGTAGAATGGATACGGGAAAGCCGCCTATTTCTGGCTGACCCGTATACCTTGAAGTATGAACACGTAAGGGCTAAGACAATTTTAAGTATGGCCATTAACGCCGACGAAATACGCTTACTTCTTATCATTCGACGGGTCCTTAAACGCAGCAAGTATAGGAACTGGGACAGCACTAACAAGGACCTGGTTAACGGCTACGTACAGGCCTACATGAACGCTAAAGGTTATAAAGGTTGTATGAGTAGTCGAGCCGTTAGCTAGTAAAATAGGGAGGGGATAAACTTGATTACAGATATGACCCGGATAAATTCCAGGACCCACGAAGGACGTCTAGCGCTGGCCCTACTGGCTGTAGTTACTACAACGTCGCACCAAAGCAAGACGCCAGACGACGTTATAGCGTCAGTACATCCCCTAATTAGTCGTATGTTTCAAGGGGAACCAGAACCTACCGACGGAAGAGCGGACGCCGAAGTTTTAAAACGGGCTAAAAAGGCCCTACTAGTAACTCTAAGGGAAGAATCTACCCAGGCATCTGTAGAATATGCAGAACTTGTACTACGAGAAATCGACGCCGCATTAAAGGGGGCAACGGGAACGACTAAAGGGATACGTGCCGACATGGCTGCACTAAGCACGGTTGAACTGGCCCGAGAACTAAGCGGCAGGCCTGGGGTAGAAATTTTAAAGGTTATGCCTAGCGGCAGCCACGAAGTTATGTACGTGTCTACCTTGTACAGGGAACCTTGTAAACCTATAACCGTGTTAGTGGTACCCGCAGAATGAACGACGCCCAAAGGGACCTACAACACGAACGACAGCAGCGCGGCGACGACTTCCAAAATGAAATACGCAAAAGCTGGCGTCTAGTAAATAATTGCTGGCGTATGACCATCGAAAGCGGCAAAGGTACGGGACGAGGCAGCGGTACACGTCCAGCCGACGCCATTACCCTACTAAAGGACGTAAACATACTAACGGAACTTAAACGTACAGCTGGAAACGAATTTAAACTAAGTATGTTAAGGCCTGGGCAGCTTAAGGGGCTTATGGACTTCGATGCCGTGATACCTAGAAACTTCGGCCTGGTATTCATAAGCTTCTTAAACGAAGCCAAGGGCATAGACGAAGCGTACAGTTTTAGGATTAAAGACGGCCTGGACTTTATGAGGAAGGCGGGACGCTGGCATATCAAGCGGGAAGAAATACCAGACATGTACAGCGTATTCGGCTTACCGCTGCCACGGTTACCAGGGGACGACGAACGGCTATACGATTTAGAGGGGGTTAATTACTATTATTCAAATTACGCTTAGTAATAACATTCGGCTACGAGGACTTACCACGCCGCTACGGGCTGCGATAACTACGGCCTTGACGATTGATAACCCCGAATTCGTGGACCGTAGGAAGAAGCGACAGGCTACCTGGGGGATAGACGCTAAACTCCAGCTGTATATTTACGATGGTACCGACATGGTAGCGCCCAGGGGATTTATAGGGGAGTTACGGGACATTCTTACCGCCCAGGGATTAAGCCCAGACAAGGTAATAACGGTAGATCAAAACTTAGGCAAGGCCGCAGACTTCGGGCCGTGGAACCCAGCCTATAAACTACGGGAAGATCAGAAGCCGTTAGTAGCGTCCCTGGTAGCGGATAACGGCATAGGCGTAGCCCCAGCTGGAAGCGGTAAGACAATTATGGGTATGCGGTACATTTACGAGGTAGGCCGCCTTACGTTATGGCTAACCCATACGACAGACCTTATGTACCAGACCGAGGAACGGGCCGAAGCAGCGTTACAGGGGGTAGGAAAAGTAGGCCTACTGGGCGACAGTCTAAAGGAATGGGGTGACGGTAAACTAATCATAGCGACCGTACAGACGCTACAGGCTAATCCTAAGCTATTCGAAATACTGGACCCTATTGTAGGCGTCGTCATAATCGACGAGGCCCACCACTTCCCAGCTGGCCAGTTTATCGACGTCGCCGCGAAGTTCAAGGCTGCTAGAATCATAGGCCTAACGGCGACACCAGATAGGAAGGACAAGCTAGAACGGTTTATGTACATGGGCATAGGACCGAAGCGCCACGAAATAACCCGCGACGGGCTGTACGAATCGGGTAAGCTGATAAAGCCAGACGTTAAATTTATCTTTACTAAGTTCAACTTCGAACAGGCCAGCATACGGGAGGGCACAAACGTAGACGCTGGCGGCGACGACTTCGACTACATCGAACTTATCCAGGCCTTAATACGTGACCAGGCCAGGGCTGAACTGGTAGCGGAAAACATTATACAGACGTTCCCAGGGGCAGGAAAAGCCGTCATAGTGCTGACCGAAAGCGTACGGTATTGCTACAAGCTTCGGGACGAATGTCTTAAGTATTTTAACAAGACCTACGCGGCTAACCCGCCGACAATGGCCGTTATACATGGGGGAATTAGCCGCTACGTATGGCGTAACATACGGGGCGGGCAACGTGCAGCCGAACGCATGGTAGTAAACGGTAAGGCCCTGGAATGTAAAAAGGCTGGAGCAAGAAGCTGGAAGGTAAAAGTAGAACAGTATACCGAACAAGAATTTAAGGACTGGCAAGTAACCCCAGGACAGCGTAAGGCAGCCCTGGAAGCCCTGGGAAACAAAAAGGTAGATATACTGTTTACTACCCAGCTGGCCAGGGAAGGCCTGGACTTCGCTCATTTAACCGTAGGGCATATGGCGACGCCGAAACGTGGCGACGCCCAGGGCAGAAAAGACGGGGCAGCAGTAGAACAGGAAATAGGACGTATCATGCGGCCAGACGCTTCTAACCCCGACAAAAAGGCAGCCTGGTACGATTACGTAGACTACGAGGTAGGCGTGCTACAGAGTCAGTATTACAGCCGCAGGAAAGTGTACGTACGCCTGGGCCTGGCTACACCGAAAAAGCCGCCTAAGGAAGCCGAACGGGATCTAATAGACAGCTTCTTAAGCGGGGACATGTACTAAAGGGGGTAAAGCATGGCCCACGGAATAAAGCCACTTACTTACGAAGGTAAGAAGTACGTAGTTAAAGGATCACGACAGACTACTAAAGGCCACCTGCTAGATTATACGTGTGACGCGTTTTTAGTAGCGAAGAAAGGACGACTGAAGGAGGTAAAAAGCGCGGCATTGTTAGACGCTTTAGCACGTTTAAAGCTTTTCGGGACGACGGCGCAGAATTCAGAGAATCATAACGAAGCTACTGGTACGCGTTGACAATTTATTGACGTATGCAGAATAGCAACGTATAATAGAAAATAAGCGCGATTAGTGGAAAATAAGCGCAGCAGAAAGGAGCGCCGCAATGTCAGAACAGGACAAGCTTAAGTCTTTGGAAAAGGGGCTACAGAACTACCCGCCAGTATTAACGCCTGACCAGGTAGCGGACATACTGGGGGTAAGCCGTAGAACAGTGGACGACTACATTAAGGCCGACGTAATTAAAGCCTTCCCGCTGGACCCTTCCAAAGCACGTAAACAGTACCGAGTAACCAAGGCCGAACTAATGGCCTATGTCACGAACAAAGGGAACTAAGTAAAAGAACGAGAGGGGAAAAAGTTAATGAGTACGAAAGACGCTAACAAAACAGAGGTAACCGAAACAGTCCAGGAAAACACAGGAGCAGCCCAGGAAACCCCAGCCACAGAAACCGTCGCCACTGAAAACCTACCAGTAGTTACTACCGAAGGCGCTGTAGTAAAGTCAACAGTCGGGACAGCCTACATTACCAAGCTTTTAACCGCTATTAAAGAAGAATTCGTAGAGGCTAACGCAGACCTAGACATGGACTTCGTGTTTATGGGTACCTGGCTTACCATAGACAAAAAAGGGAACTTCGTAGAGAAAGACGACGAAACTGTAAAGTATGGCGACAGTATCGACGTAGTGTTTGGCCAAGGAGAAAAGCGCTGGTCTGTATGGGGACTTAAAGACAGCCCAGAAGACGGCACCCTTATTGTGGCCTGCAAGGAAAAGCCCGAAGCAGAAGCACAAATGACCGCATGGCTGGAGGCTAACCCCGAAGCCCAGAGCCGTTACACGCTTGACAGCCTAGAACTTCGTTACATGGCCTTCGTCGTACCTGTAAGCACGCTAAACCCTGAAGACTTCCCAAAGGTTTACCTAATGAGTTTTAGCCCGACCGCTACCCTGGACTACGGTAAGTATGCCATGGCGGTATTCGGTGGACGCTATAAGCTTATGGGAGTTAAGGCCCGTACAGGAATTAACAAGGTAGTAACCAGGCTTACGACCGCTGAGAAAACAGGTAAAAAATTCGATTGGATAGGCATAGACTTTACAGCTGTAGGCATGTTCAGCCCAGCCGACTACGGAATAGTCGAGACAGAAGAACCAACGGCAGCAGCCGCCGAATAAACACATAAGGGGGCTGCCGTATAATGGCTGGAAAAGATACAAGTCTACAAGACTACAAATACGTAGACGTATGGTACAGCGACGAAAAAGGTAAAAGTAGCCCCTGGCAGCGTATAGAAATGGGCGGTGTCCCTAAATTCCAGCAGGAAGAAGCGTTCAACTTTAATTGTTTCGCTACCGTGCAGCGCTTCGCTAGTAAGACGAAGGTAAAGGGGGAGGCCTTTATAGCCCCCCTTTTCTTCGACCTAGATTATGAAGCAGACCCGGGCCTAGCTAAGGACGAATCAGTAAGAATAGTTGACTTCTTCATAACGGAATTAGACGTAAAGCCCACAGACATATGGGTATATTTTAGCGGTAGTAAGGGCTTCCATATACTCGTAAGCGGCCAGGCTATTGGTATCGAACCTAGTCATACCCTACACAAGGTATTCAATCATATAGCGGGGTACCTTAAATACAGGCTGGGTAACGTCGTCGTAAAAGAAGACGAAACAGGCAAAGAACAGGACGTAGTGGAACCGCTTAAAAGCATTGACCCAGTAGTATACACGTCGTACAGAATGTTAAGGCTGCCAAACAGTGTACACGCTAAGACGCGCCTGTTTAAGGTAGAACTGACCATAGACGAACTAAGGACCCTAAGCATGGACGAAATACGGGATAAGGCTCGTATGCCACGGAGAAGCGACGAAGGGCTATTTACCGCCGAAGAACGCCAGACAGCGTTAGGGTTACGGAAAACTACGGCCGCCTTCTTCGCTGACAAGCGCCAGGAATATGAACAGGCCGCGGCGACGTCCAGCCAGAAGTACGAAAAAGAAGAATTCGTATTTGTAAAGGATAAGCCGCCCGTATGCGTTAAGGACATTTTAAAAGGAGGCTGGAAGAAGAACGGGGACCGTAACCAGGCCACTGTACAGATAGCCTGCTATTTTAAGGCCGCAGGGCATACCAGGGAAGACGCGCTAAACACACTGGAAGCCTGGGTAAAGGACCATACCAGCGCTTCTGGGGGCTACCAGCTAAGCCAAAGGGTAGCTAATACCCGTAGCGTCGTCGAAGCTGTGTTTAGCAAAGAGAACGAATATAAGTTTGGTTGTGCTTTTATTCGCAGCTTGCACGGGGCCAAGACACCAGGAAGCAAAGACTACGACCGTGTACCGTGTGCAGGGGACTTATGTGAAGTTCTTAAACGAAACGTAGACCCAGACGAAGAAGCCGTAAGCCTTCATTTAGCGGCCACGGGCGCGGCAGAATTCACGGGTAAACTGATACGTACCAGGGTAATGGTAGCAGGCAAGAAGCATACCCCTTATATCGTTCCTAAGAAGATCGAGTACAACTGCTGGGGACGGGAAAAATGTAAACGGTATGGCTGCCCACTGTATAACTTACCGAATAGCACAGCCTACAAGGATCTAAGCGTACAGAACCGCGAATTAATCCAAATGACAGCCACGGGCGACGACAACATAAAGGGTATTATCAAGGAACTAAGCGGTATACCAAACTGTACGAAATTTGACACGGAAATTGTAGAAACTACGAACGTCGAAGAACTTCTAGTAATTCCAATGGCTGACACGGAAACCGTAAGGCCGGACGACGAAAAACACGAAGGAAAGTACGTTCTACGTCGTGTCTACTCAGTGGGAGCCTTGAAAATATCGGAAAACAAATACTATGAGATCGAAGGTTATGTTTACCCGCATCCTAAGAACCAAGAAAGTACCGTTATCGTTAAGTCCGCTACGCCCTTACAGGACGTCGTAGACAGCTTCATACTTACAGACGAGGTAAAGGCCGACCTGGCGGTATTCCAGCCAGCGGACTATACAGCCGAAGCCATAGCCGAGAAACTAGGTAGCGTACTGAATGACCTAACCTACAACGTGACGCACATAGTAGAACGTGACGAAGTTTTACTAGGCGTGTTACTTACTTACCACAGCGTTTTACGTTTCCATGTTCCATGGGACGTGGACGCCATACGGGGCTGGCTAGAACTTAAGGTAGTGGGCGACACGGGGACAGGTAAAAGCGCCCTTATCGAAAAGATACAGCGTTACGCAGGCCTGGGGGCCAGGGTAAACGCTGAAAGTACGAGTAGGACAGGCCTAACTTACAAAATGGAACAGTCCGGCAGCGGAGGCGCCTGGTACATTGTCTGGGGAGCCTGGCCGCTATCAGACAAAGAGCTGATATGGATTGACGAAGACACGGGAATCGAGAAGGAAGCCTATGGAGAAATGACCCTAGCCCGGAGCGACGGACGATTAGAAGTAAAAAGGGCTGTAACCGCAGAAACGCCCTGCCGAGTACGGGCGATAATGAGCGGTAACGCGCCAAAGGGAAAACGTCTAGCGGAATATACCCAGGGCGTCGAAAGCATGAAAGACATTTTTAACAATGAGGATATAAGGCGTTTCGACTTCGGGGTATTTATGCGGGCCACGGACGTAGACGCAGCCCTTTATAATCAAAAGTTGCCGATATTCCCCAGCACTATTAGCACAGAAACCTTTACACGGAACATTCTTTTTGCCTGGTCACGGGAACCAGAAGCCGTAAGCTTCGCAGGGGGAACCATCGAACGCATACTAGAAGCCGCGACAGAGTTAAGTAAGATTTACGGTAATGCTACTGACGTGCCCCTAGTTAGCCCTTCTGACCAAAGGAACAAGCTGGCACGGTTAACGGTAGCCCTAGCGGCCCTGACTAATAGCGTGGATGAAAGCGGCGAACGTATTGTAGTATGGCCAGGGCACGTAGACTTTATACTTACGTACCTTAAAGGCATCTATAACGCCCCAGGATGCGGCCTAAACTACTACGCCAGGCTATCAGTCAAGGAAGAGGAATTAAGCGAAGACAGGTACGTAAAACTGACCACAGAGCTAAGGAAACTGGACACGCTTAAGGGCCAGAATAAGTACCTAGAATTCATTACGTTATTCGCCCAGCAGAAGTATTTAAGACTGGGGGACGTCGAAGCCATGCTAAGCATAGACAAGGAAGAAGCTAAGGCCGTGGTAAACCTTCTGGCCAAGTTACGAATGGTTATTATGACGTCTGGCGGGTACCGAAAAACGCCACGCTTCAACAGCTATATTGCTAAGTGCTTCGAACTTGGCCTATTCGATAACCTGGACAATGACATTTAAGGAGGTGGAAACATGCCAAAGGTCATAGATATGTTTTGTGGTGGGGGCGGTATGGGGCTAGCCTTCCAGCTGGAGGGTTACGAAATACCTTTAGCCTTCGACTTCGATAAGTTTTGTGTAGAAACGTACAGGGCTAATGTAGGTGACCACGTTAAACAGATCGACATTACAAAGCTTACAGCTATGGAATTACCTTACGCTGACGTGTGGACGTTCGGATTTCCCTGCCAAGACCTTAGTATAGCTGGTAAACAGGCTGGGCTATTCGAAGGCAAGCGTAGCGGTTTATTCTTCGAAGTAATGCGTTTATTAGACGAATCGACAGGCCGCCCTAAAATGCTACTAGCGGAAAACGTAAAGGGGTTAAAGCCTTATTTGCCTGTTCTAGAACAAGAGTTTAAGGCTCGGGGCTACAGGATGTATGTAAATGTTTTTAACTCTAAATACTGGGACGTACCACAGAACAGGGAACGGTATTACGTCGTCGGTGTACGGGACGACGTAGCAGGTGACTTCGTCTATCCTACAGAACAGCATGAATCCGTACCTAAGCTTTCTACCGTGTTAGAAACAGATGTAGCCGAAAAGTATTATATCAGTGACGAAAAGGCTGAGAAGATCCTAGAGCAGGCGCTTCTTAAGCTGGACAAGTTAGGTACGGTACATTCTACGATTACGCCAGATCGTGTAGACAAAAAGCAGAACGGGCGACGGGCTAAAGCGGACGACGAAGAAATGTATACACTCACGGCGCAGGATTTACATGGCGTGATACTGCGTTGGCGGAACTCTACAGACGGCCTGGTACCCAGTGACACGGCCCCGACGCTAAAGGCTAACGCTCATAAAGCTGGAGAACGTAACACGCCTTTTGTTATCGAAGAACCCCGGATAAACGTAGTAGGTATATTAGACCAACCGGGGCACGAACACCGAAAACGAGTACACGACCCCGAAGGATTAAGCCCGACCGTAACAGCCGTAGCAGGCGGGGATCAACAGGTTAAGATACTGGAGCCGTTGTTAGTACCAGTAGGCGACACGGCCGCCAGCGCCCTTATGCACAGTCGAGGATTAGAAACACGTAAGGATAGCGTATGTCATTGTGTAAAAGGCGCGGAGGGGGGCAGTAGTAAAGGTCACTTAGTAGAACGAACAGTGACAGGCTACCGTGTCCGCAGGCTAACGCCAACGGAATATGGACGACTTCAGGGCTTCCCTATGGATACCTGGAAGCAAGTAGTAAGTAACAGCCAGGCCTATAAGCAATTCGGGAACGCGGTAACCGTTACAGTAGCCCGTGCTATGGCTAAGACTATAAAGGAATTTTTAGGGGAGGGGTTACGCGGTGAAACTAGGCAGCATGTTCCCGCCATCGAAGACATTAGCGGGGTCAATCCCCAGCCCTAAAGCCGTCGCCGATTCGACCAGTGCCGCCGTAAGACATTGTTTAAGGGACGTACTAAAGGCCAAGAAGCCAGGAGAATTTAAGGTAGACTGGCCGAAGTTTAAGCCCCAGGAACCGAAAGACTACCAGGTAATAACTACGGTAAAACAGCTGGAAGATTACCTAGTACGCTGTGAATTTACAGGCCTGGGCGGCTTCGACTATGAGACAGCCGCGAACCAGCAGGAGCGGGAACGCTTCGCTAAGTTCGCGGCCGAGATCGAAACCAGGAGGGCAGCAGCCAAGGGCCAGGCAGGCGACGACGTTAAACTACTGGATAAGCTTATAAAGGCTATAGACACGGACTACGAAAAGGAGCGTACAGACCATTTAAGTACGCCCCTTGACCCGTGGAAGGCTGACCTATGCAGTATGAGCCTGGCAGCTGGTCCGAACGAAGCACGGGCCGTATTCGTAAGCCACAAGAAAGGTAATAACCTATTTGAACCTTCTTTAGGCCGCGACGAAGCCCGCCAGCTGCTTATGGACACGTTAGAACGTCTGTTCTTTACGAATTCTAAAATTATGAAGATAGCCGTAAACCTGGCCTTCGAAGCGAAGCTTACAGCTAAGTATGGGAAGTACGTCTTAATGCCCGTAGCGGACCCGTTCGTAGCCTGGGTAAGACTTACGCAGCTGCTAACGCCACACAAGATCAAGAACCCGAAGAAGCCTACCAGCGGCAAGGGCCTTAAGCCTATGACGTTCGAGGTATTCGGGGTACGTATGAACGACTTTAAAGACGTACTAGCGAAGCACGGGGCCGACTTCTACGACGAAGTAGACAGCGACAGCCAGGACGCCCTAGTATACTGCTGCGAAGACAGCGACTACGCCATACAGCATTACCTTTACTGGGACTACGTGGCCAAGCAAATACCGAACGAAAACGACCTATATAAAACGTACTCGGACTGGCTGCATAACATCGAAATGCCCTTTAGCCGTGTAATAGGCCTTATGGAATTCTGGGGTATGTACTGGGATAAGGACCTAAGCGAAGTTAAGCGCCAGGACGCCGCTACGATGCAGGCCAAGGCAGCTGACGAAATCAAACGTATCACGAAGGAAGCCCTGGGCCTGGACGTAAACCCGGGTAAGTCTGGGAAAACTGGCGAAGTAAAAAGCGTACTATTCGACGTGATGAAGGTACCAGCAGCGGCCTGGTCTGACACGACGAAAGACCCCAGCCTTGACGCTAACGCCATCATGGATATGACCTTTATGCTGGAAAACAAGCTACTAGACCCAGACGAAGAAAAGTATTTAAGTGCCACGCTGCCCGAAGACTGGGAAACCATAAACACGGAAACAGACCCCAGGCTAGACAAGGCTACCAGGATGCGAGTACGTATCGAGCAGCGGGAGCCGCACCCACACAGGGACGCCGCCATAGCCCTACTGGCCGAACTTAAGAAAATCCAGAAGTATAACACGTTACTAAGTAGCCATATCGTAGGCCGTGAAAAGTACCTAAACGAAGTTACTAACCGAATTCACGCAAACTACACGCCCTGGACAGAAACCAGCCGCCTTAATTCCATGAAACCGAACGGCCAGAACGTGCCTAAAATGGATAACGACGAATTCGAAATACGTAACTTTTACCGGGCACCAGGCGGTAAAATGTTGTTCCTTATTGACTACGCGGGCTTCGAACTTCGTCTAATATGCTGGAAGTCTGGCGACGAAGTTATGATGGACATTTTCTGGAATAACGGGGATATGCACAGGAAGACAGCGGCGACGTTAACAGGGAAAGCCGAAGCAGACGTAACGAAGCACGAACGGGGCGACGCGAAGCCTGGGAACTTCGGGATAACTTACGGAGGTACAGAACACGCCCTACAGAAGACCTTTAAGAAGTACGGAATACGTAAGAGCCTGGCAGAGTGCGCGCTAATCGTAACGGCGGTAAAGACGACGTACAAACGAATACCCGAATACCAGCAGAACGCTATAATCATATCCCGTGACACGGGCTACGCTGAATGTATCTACGGCTATAAGCGCCTTTTACCTAACATCAATAGCAGCAACAACACGGCCAGGGGAGAAGACGAGCGCCGCGCAGGAAATACTCCTATTCAAGGTACCGCCGCCGAGATTATGAAACGCTCACAGACGACGGTATACGAGAAGATCGGACTAGACACAGCGGCTAAGAACCTGGGCGTAAAGGTAGAGGTATGGGACGGCTTTATACCAGAACTTAAAGCCCTGCTGGAGGAACCACCTGTAATGTGCCACGGTATTACGGACATGATAGCCCAAATACACGACGAAATTATATTCCAGTTCGACGACGACGTAGAAGTAGCCAAGGCAGCGGGGTACTGGGTTAAGAAGGTTATGGAAGTACCGCCTATGCCAGGCTTCCCGCTACCGATACAAGCAGACGCCAGCGGGGCCTACGCCTGGGGCAGTAAAGTAGATTTCGACAAATGGGTAGAACAGAAGGAGGGGGCGGGGTAATGGTAGGCTACAAAGTAGGCGAATGGTCTGTAGATTTTATCGACGACATTATAGCCCAGTACGAAAAGGACGTAATGAGGACCGAGAACCCAAACCTAAAAAACCCGCTGGTATACGGGACCATAAAGCTAGCCGAAGAAGCAGGGGAAGCCTGCGGAATTATCGCCAAGCATATAGGACAGGGCCACGACCTAGACATAGACGACCTGGAAGAAGAACTAGGCGACGCGCTATATTTCCTAGTCTACACGGCCCTAAAGGCTGGAAGCAGCCTAAAAGACGTTATACGTGTAAACATGGCTAAACGATGGAAAAGGTACCCTGACGGCTTCGAAAGCGCTAGGAGTATAGACAGGGTTTAGCCGTAAAGGGGGCGCAAAGGTGGGGAAAACGTATTTAAACCGTGACGAAAAGAAAACCGTCCTAGTAGTGGCATCGTTTACTGACTATCTCCAGCAGCTAGCTAGTAACACGACGAACACGGCACGAAGGAAATGTTTAAGAACGGCCCGTACGTGGGCGCTTAAGGCCATGGACACGTACTTTGAGGGGGTAGACCAGGTACAAGTACAGGCGGTACTTAAGAACGCTGACCAGATGGAGGTAGTAGCACGGTACAAGGACCAGGCCATACGAGAGTATAAGGCCATGCTAGAACTAGACAGCACTACCCCAATGGTAACCGAGGACTTACTAGACCTAGCAGAAGTAGCGGTAGAGTTATGCGTAACATGTCATAAAGAAGCGTCTGGAGTGTCATTGTGTGCGTTACGTACGATGCTACTTAAGTACAACATACCTATGGCTAACCATGAACCAGGGCAAGGCTGCCCATACAAAGCTTAGGAGGTAACACAGTGGAAGACTTAGTAAGCAGAACTAAACTACGCAGGGCCTACGGACGTATAAGGGCTATTCTGGATCAGGAGGGCGTGGAACTTAAAACATTCCACACCCTACCAGACATTTACCTTACCGTTATAGCTGGGGTAAGTATTAGCCTAAACGAACTAGCCCTACTTCAACCGTACGACGATAACGAGCCACCAAGGGACTGGGACGATTTTCTAGCGGCCGCTACCGACATGTTCGTAAAGAAGAACACGGACTACGGTAACTCATTTATGAAAGCCTTAATAGGCGCCAGAGACCCCCAGTATTTCTGGGCCTGGGAAGCGACTAAGAAACTGAACCGTCTTAGGACCTGGCTGAAACGTGGGGAGCTAAAGGTATTCGGGGAGAAAGTGAAAGACGACGTACTAGACCTTTTTGTATACACTGTGCAATTTTTTATTTTCATACGTTACGAATTCGACCCCTTCTCCCATTTAAACGAACGCGGATTCTACGCCCGTGCAGCCCATAGGACTATTCTGGAATGGCTAGATGTATACGCTAACCTGGGCGTAATTAAGCCAGACGAAGAAGGCGAGCTAATCGAATTACTGCTTACGTACATGGGGCGCGGTAAATAATGAACGGCACCGTAGCCAGGACGACGCTAATTATTCTGGCGACGGGAATCTTACTAGGGGGTGCATGTCATGGGACAGAGAGGGAAAATGCAGCAACGAAACAAGACGAAAGCCTATGTACAACACGAAACGGGGGCATACGATTTAGTGGAACAAATGAAGGACATAGCCCAGGAGTTGGAAGAAGAACGGGAGAAGTACCGCCGGGCTACGTTTATCTCGAACAGCCACAAAGCACGGGGCGACAGCCTCCAGCTGGAAAAGGAAATGTACGCGCAGCTATGGAGAAACCAGCGACGACGAGCCAGACTATTAGCAGGGGCGACGTTCCTGCTGCTGGTAACGAACATAGCGACAGCCTGGGGGTTTTTAAGGTAAGTGCCTACACAGCAGGGCACGAAAGCACGGGGAAACGACCAGGCGACAAGGGCTACGGGATAACGTCCACGGGTACCAGGGTAAGAGAGAATTACACGATAGCGGCAGACTGGAAGGTACTGCCGCCTGGTACTAAATTAAGCATCGAAGGCCTGCCCTACGTTTACGTCGTCGAGGACAGTGGAAACTTTACGGGCAGTCAGCTAGACCTTTATATACCAAAGCTAGACGACGCCCTAGCCTGGGGCGTGCAGGAACGGGGCGTAACGGTACTAGAATGGGGGAGGAACTAAAGCTATGAGTAACGTGTTAATGAAATGTGGGCATTCGGCCAATGGGTATAAGCAGACCGAAAGCGGGCCTGTACCAGTTTGCGTAATATGCGCGGGGATAACCAAAGACGCCGAAATAGTAGAGGATAACGTACCAGACCTAACTGGACGAAAGGCACGCTGTAATCACTTCGGCCAGGAAGCTAGACATGGTAAAACGTGTACAGGGGAGGCTAATTCTAAAATAGACCTGGTATTTTTTGAGCATAAACCAGACAGAACGTACGACGTGTTTTACTGCGGCTGCTGGGGATGGGATTAAACGAAGGGGGTAAGGTTTAGTGAATCCAATATTAATGGCCACCGCTAACATGGTGCTTAAGGGACCCGCAGGCAGCGGCATAATGGACTTACCTGTAACTAAGATAGTCTACGGCGACGGACAGATAGGACTAGAAAGCTGCTGGCAATTAGACCCCGAAGAACTGGAAGAAGTAAAGCGCACGGGTAACATTTACTTTGTAGCTATGGGCCAGACGCACCCGCCTGTATGCCTAAGCCCGTATAGCAGCTTAAGCGGGAAGGTAGACGGGCAGTACGACACAGGGATAAACCTGCTAACTTTATGTAAGAAGAATCCAGGCCCAGAGTGCGAGACATGCACAGTATACGCGTGCCCTAGCTATAACTGGTATAAGGGAGGTAAAGCCAGTGAAACAGATTAAAGCCGAAATACTGACCGACGCGGGAAGCTACACGGTAGACGTAAGAACGCCCGAAGGCGGTGAATTCTCCAGCCTTATGAAGGCCTGGGAGTTCGTGGACGACACCATAATGAACGCTATGCCGTTTGAAGGCGACCAGCTTTTAGTAATAGGGTCAGGGGCCAGCCTTAAACATATTCGGGTATTTTATGCTAACGACGACGTAAAACAAGGGGGTCACGACGTAGAAGACGACGCCCAGACGCCCTACGGATTCTTCAAGATCACAGCTAAAGTTAACTGTCTAGGTACCGACATAGAAGTAGGTATACAGGCCTTCAACGACGCCCAGTTAAACCGTATTACTTACTTACCGATGGACATAGGAGGGCGGCCCGTACAGGACGTCGTAGCGGCCCCTATTCTAAAAGACCTTGTAGAAAGCTGGCGACGTAAAGAAGGAGATACCCCAGATCAGTACGTCGTATTAGTGCCGCAGCTGCTTAGCTACGGAGAAGCGGCCCTTTACATTAGTGACTATATCGAGGAGACAGAGAAGGAAAAGACCATTAAGGACTGGACCGACGCAGGGGTAAATACAGCGAAGGCATGGACTGAGTACCGACTGGAGGGTAAAGAGTAATGGGAAAAGGACGACGTTTAAGAGCCTTAAGGGCGGTAAGAGCGAAGGCAGCCAGGGAAGCGTATATAGCCGCCCAGGAAGAAGCAGAAAGAGCGCGTAACGTAGCTGAGCAAGCACGTCAGGCCGAGAGCTTAAACATGGAACAGACTAAACGTATGCTGCTCAGTACCCAGGTTTACAGGGCTGCTAGGCTTATCGGGCGACCAGGTAACCAAGAAATAGGGAGGGGATAGACCTAATGAGCCTACCAGGTACGACGTTCATAGCTGGGCTACCGTTCCAGCTGGAGAAGAAAGACGACCGTCTAGCCGCGAAGGATTTAGTATGTATGTCACGTATGGACAGCCTGACCCTAAGCGTACAGAGTGACCTAATCCCAGCGCGCCAGGCTTCGTATTACTTTAACGAGGTAGCCCGGCAACTGCTTTACTTCATGGGCTGGAACGAAGCAAAGACCGACGAATTTAAGGATAACTTTGGAAACGTCTTATACTTACTTGTAAAGGATAACAACTTTTCCTGGCTACATGATAATAACGCGCTTCCCGAATTAATCAATATCAGTGGGCTGCCTTACGTCGTCGAACATAGCCAGGACGAGTACCTAGACGACAGAGGGCTACTGGGTGAATGCTCCTACACGAATCTGAGAATAAGAGTCAAAGGAGAAGCCCCACTTTATGTGCGCCTCTGGGTCCTGGTCCACGAAATGACTCACGCCATACTGTACGAAGCCAATTACACGGGCGACCATAACGACGAGACTATTGTAGCCCCACTGGGTACGCTACTGTTTAACCTTCTACGGGAGAACGATTTTAAGGGGGTATTCGAGAAATGAGCAAAGACAAAGTAGCCCGCTGGTTAGACTTACAGGATAAGGCCAGTAGCGGCGTCGAACTGACGAAGGAGGAACTAAACGAAGCAGAAGAACTGACCGCCGCCTTAACCCTGCCAGGCCAGGAGTTTGGGGCACCAATGGCCACAGAAAACCAAAAGACGTATATTAACGTGTTACTAGAGAGTTTAGGCGACGACCTGGAGGACTACAGCGACACGGGCCTAGACGAACTTACCCTAGAAGACGCCAGCCTACTTATTGACGAACTTAAGGAAAAGGTAACCGAATACGGGTTATGGGACTAAGGAGGGGTAAGACGTGACATGCCATATTATCAAGGACGCAAGCGGTAACACGGTAGCCATAGCCTGTACACGTGGACTACTTACGGAACCGAAGGACGAACTAAGGAAGGCCATGAAATGCCGATACTGGGAGCAATGCGAAACGTGTAAGCAGCTGCAAGATTGCCAGGAAAAGCTTAAGCGCCAGATCGCGAACCAGTCCCCGTGTCCACGGTGCGGCGTAAACCACGACTGTATGAATTACGAATTACTATTTGTGGATACGAGCCACGAAGACTACCCCAGCTGGTACCGTTGCCCGTCATGCGGGGGTAAGTTTCACAGTATGGAGGTCTAGGTCATGGATAGAGAGCCGCGCTGGTACGGAATAAAAAGCAGAAATACCACGTATTACGTTTTACTAAGGTTAAGGCGTCGCCTATGATCAAGAGGCTAATTTTAGCAGGCCTGGGAAGGGATACCGCCGAAGAAGTAGTAAGGCTGGCCAGAGTTATGGCCAGCCACGGCTACGGGCTAATGGAAGCGGCCGACGCCCTTACGAAAGCGTTACAGGTGCCAGGGGAAAGGATGAAGGAACTTGAGCAGTATATTAGCAGCCTTTACGGCGACTGGGATAAGCCCCCAGAGAGCCGAAGACCTAGCGTACCAAGCCGAGCAGCTTGTAGAGCGGTACGGCATAAGTGTAGAGCAGGCCATAGACAGCGTACTAAAGAAGTGCTACGAATACCGTAAAAGGGACAACGTGGCAGGGGGAACTGGGCAAGAAATCGAAAAGCTGGAGAAGGGCATAGACCCCCTAGACAGTATCCTAATTACTTCCAGCTTGAAAACCTTTAAATAAAGACCCTATATATAACTATATATATATATAACTTATAACTTAATATATATATTATATATAATATAGTAGTATATATAATATATAAGGTATGTAATACTTTAGGGGGGTTACTTTTTTATTTTTGATTTTTAAAATTTTATTTATAGGGGGGACTACCCCCCCTTAATTTTAAAACATTATATATTATCGTGATTCTGACACGGGGGGCACAAAATGGGGGTAAGAATCGAGGGTTTAGTCAGTAAGAAGGTAGTCCTGGGATGGCTGGAGAATTACGACAGCCTGGTAAGCGGGGACCGTCCCTTTGACGCTATGCCCAGTAATTCGGGGGCTAAGGTATTCGACGGGGTAAGTGGTGGGCAAATGAATAAGATCATGCTGGAGGCTGCTATAAGGGATTTACCGCCAGTATTACATGTTTGTTTGGTTTACCGCTGGGTAGAGCGTAGACCGTTATGGGAGGCGTTACGAAGGACGGGAATACCCAAGAGTACGTATTATAGGCGCTGTGCTAAGGCCGTGGAGTTTATTTATTACCACGTGAACGGTATAGCGGCTGGAATTAAGGACCTTTTAACGCAAATAGGGAGTAATAGCCGCAGATAGACGAAATTAAGGGTAAAGGCTTGTATCACGTGGGAAGAACTGGTACAATTACGTCAATATCGGGGTAGTATGGAATACTACCTAAAAACTTACATAAAAGGACCCAGGAAACGCTCATTTAGGCGGCCCTGGGTCCTTTTCGCGGAACGGGGAGCATACTAAAACGGGTCACGTCGCCCGTATTCAGAAAGGGGGTAGAAGTGTAGAATATGGCAACTAAAAAAGAACTTATCAAGCTGCCCGAAGGCTACGACCCCTACGACGCGAAGCTTAAAAAGTTATTCCACGCTAAGGCCGACGACCTTACCTACATATACGAGAACGGGCCTAAGCGTTACCTGGCCTGCGGGGCTAAGCGAAAGGGTAAGATATGCAAGCAGCCAGCAGGACGGGGCACGGCACATTTAGGCTGGGGACGGTGCAAGAATCACGGGGGCGCTTCTACTGGGGTAAAGAAGGAGAGCCTAGCCGTAACGTCCCAAAACGCCAGGAAGCACGGCTTTTATGCGACAGCCCTGGCACCCGAAGAACGTAAGGCCTACGAAGAACTTATAGAGAGTAAAGCCCTGGGCCTAGAACACGAAATCTACGCACTTAAGGCCAAGATACTGGTTTACTTGACGAAGTGGCGTGCTACCTGGGAAGAGTGGAACGCTAAAGCAGGCCCAGACGAAGCGGATCGACAAACGCGGGTATGGTTTGCTACAGGAGAAAGTGGCCAGGGCGTAAGAAGCTACTATCATGCCGGGACAATCGAAGACAGGGCTGTAGATCGGGCCTTAAATACGCTGGGCCGCCTGGTAGAGAAACACGCCCGCCTAACCCTGGACAGCGGGGACAATTTACTTAATTCCATTAACGCCGAACTTAAGGCCGCTTCGTTCGGACGTGTACAGGTAAGCTGGGGCGGTAAAGCCCAGGCGCGGGCAGACGAAGGAGGGCCTAAAAATGACGAATAAGGACCCTTGCCGTGGCTGTGTCTGTTTTACGTGCAGTAAAAGCGCGGTTAATGGGGCGGTTTACAGCTGCCCAGAAAAGAAGTGCGCCCGCTGCGAAGCCCAGAATACTAAGTTTAAGCTGGCCTACTGTGCGACGTATACGGAGCCAGAAGAACGGGAAGACTTTAGGTTATGACCGATGGCAGCAGCGCGTATAAGTTAACCGAATTCGATTACCTGGACGACGTTGACCCAATAAGCGGCGCGCCGACCATAGTAGCGGTGCCTAAGACGGTAAGGGCTGCTACGGAAGGTATACCCTACAACATAATAAACAACTTCGACGAGATATTTGAACGTGGTAACTTACGGGAAGCCTGGCGCTTACTTCGTAAGAATGACCCGTTCGGTTATCAGATCGAAATAGCCGACGGTATCCTATACAGCGCGCTACAGGGCTTAGGCTGGTTTATTGTCGTTATGATGACGCGCCAGGCTGGGAAGAACGAAGTAAGCGCCTTCGTGCAGCAATATATTTTGTTATGGGGCTGGTATTACGGGCGGCCAGTAAGCGGGGTAAAGTTCGCCCCGGTTCATAAGCCCCAGGTACAGGCTAGCATGGACAGGCTAGAAGGTGCTGACACGGAAGACAGCGGTGGTATGGCAGGGTCACTAATCACGAAGCACAGGTACAAGAAGTCAGACGGTTACAAGTACCACATAGGCCCGCCACGTGATACGAATAAATGGGCCTTTTTGTCGATTAACCCTACTGCTAACGTCGCCAGTCAGACAGCGTTTACCCTGCTGGAGGGGGACGAAGCCCAGGACATAGACGCGAATAAGTGGGAACGTGACGCGGCTCCAATGGGAAGCTTTAACAACGCGACCACGGTACTCTGGGGCGTAGCCTGGACTAAAGAAAGTTTTATTTACCAGGGTATGCAGCAGGCACTGGCCATGGAAGAACGGCTAGAACCCCAGCTAGGCTACAGGCCTAAACTTGTATACAAGATTAGCGCCGACGTAGTGAAGTGGGTAAACCCTAGCTATAAGAAGGCGTACGAGAACGCAGTAGCCAGGCTGGGGAAAGATCATATAGCCATACAGACCCAGTACGACCTTAAATTTATCGACAGCATAGGCCGCTTTTATAGTATGGAGCAAATGGCCCGGATTTATGCAAACGATTTTAGGACGTATGTAGGCCCGAAACCTGGCGGCGTGTACATTTTTTCGTTAGACGTTGCAGGGCAAGAGGAAAACCCTACAGACGTGGACGAACTGACAGTAGGCGCGCATAAACGGGACGGCTTGGCACTGATAATAGGTGAGCTACTACACGACGGTACAGTAGTACCTGTGTGCTTCTACCAGTGGGTAGGCCAGGCACACAGTAAAGTACGGGGCTTAATACCTAAGATACTTAAACACTGGGGCACGGTAGGCGGGACGTGCGACGCTACAGGAATAGGCGAACCACTGGCCTATCACTTGATTGAGGTATTGCCTAACATGCAAATAGAAGCGTACAAGTTCAAGGCCCAGGGAGACGAGAATAAAAGTAAGCTGGGCTACCTAGCTTATGAGTACGTTAATAACGACCTTTTGAAAATACCACGTAAGCCATTAAACGATGAGCAGCAGGGGGAACTATGGGAAGAAGTGCGGTACCAGCTAGCCACGCTGATACGGGAAGCGAAGAAGCAGCAAAGTATTAACTGGTACGTTCCCCAGAACGCGAAGCCCAGGAAGCCAGGGCACCCGCCCCATGACGACCTGGCCACAGCTATATTCCTGCTGATACGGGCCGCCTTTAGTATTTTAGACCCACGGGCGCGCAGGGCTTCGGCGTTTGATCGTAAGGATGTTATTTAGGTATACCGTGGTATACTAGTAAACTTTCTGTATACCTGAAGGAAAGGGGGTAAGATAATGGCAGTAACTAGCATGGTACCCGAACCACTGGCTACTTTGTCCGCAGCAGCGGCCCAGCAATGGGCGACGGCTAACGGGACATGGATAAAGTTAATCCTGGACGCACATAGCGCCTGGCTGACCGAAGCCGAAGTAGAGAAGCACCAGGCAGCTTATGACGGTTACCTAGAAAGCATAGACCTACGGGACAAGAGCAGGGGCGACGACACAAATAATAAGTTATACGTTAACCTGGCTGGCCTGGTCATAGACACGGTAGTAGACTACATGGTAGCTAAGCCGCCTACGTGGACCGTGGAAAATGCAGACCTACCAGACGCAGAAACAAAGGAACCAGAAATAGTAACCGAATACCGTAAAAAGCTGCTTAAGCTACTGCGAACGGAACAAGGGCAGCGGGTAATGGCCGAGCAGCTACGCCAGGGAAGTATAGCAGGGTACAGCTGTATAATAGCCTGGGTAAACGAAAAGGGTAAAATCGACTACGAAGAGTTCCCCGTCCAGGAAGTTATACCCGTCTACGATACCAGGGGACGTCTTATTTTAGTTTTACGATACTACGAAATGGAAGTACCTAACGCCATGGGGTCCGTGGACACGTATAAACGGGTAGAAGTGTACGACGACCGTTACGTAACCTATTACCGAAGCGAGGACATAGGCGAAGGTTACATACTAGACGACGTGGAAGACGGTACAGCGAACCCTATAGAGCATAAAGCGGGACGTATCCCAGTTAGCATATTCATAAACGGCACCCCAGCCAGGTACGCTAAGCGTTTAAAGAAGGCTGGTACGTCTGACTTGGGTAATGGTGTGTTCTCATTGCTGGAAGCGTACGCCGCGGGGGTAAGTGATAAGGCTAACCTAGCTGAGTACCTACAGGACCAGTACCTAGCGCTTACGGGCGTGGACGTGGACGAAAAAGAAGTCCTTAAGATGCGTAAAGCCAGGGCTATAGCGCTTAAGAATAAGGACAGTACCGCCGAATTTATAGCCCAGTCCCAGGAGGATAAAACGGTAGAAAATTATCTAGATCGGGTAGAAAACCTAATCTACGATATGACCTTGACGCCGAAGCTTAAGGATTTAAGTGGGGCGACGGCTACAGAAGTGCGAATGAAGTACGTAAACCTGGACATTAAGGCAAGCAAAAAGGAAACGTATTACACGGATTCTACTAACCAGTTTGTAGCCGTGCTTACTGACCTTCTAAACGCTGAACTACTGAGCGCTAAGGGTATAGATAGCCCGTACGACATTCTGAGCGAACCAGGCGTATACGAAAAACGCCAAGACCTTTATAACCCAGAATGGGTGCAGTTCACGTTTAATCGTAACTTACCGCAGAATCACAAGGAGATAGCTGACATAGTGGCAGAACTGGCGGGGATAGCCCCGGACAGCTACTTACTTGAATTACTTTGGTTTGTGGACGACCCAGTAGCAGCCCTAGCTGAGATGAAGAAGCAAAAGGCCGACGAAGCTAAAGCCAACTTGGACGCTATGGGCTTCGGGGGGGAATTTGGTAACACGAGCAGCGCGGCAGGAGCGGCGGCAGGAAGTACGGGGGCTTAAGCCATGGACGACGAACTACTAGCCCGTCGCCAGAAAGACCTTAACGGATTTATAGAGCGGTACGACGTCCGCCTAGAAAACATGTTAGGTAAACATATCGACAACCTGGCCCCAGCCTGGCAGCACTTGACCAAGACTATGACAGACAGGCTTAAGGACCTGTACACCGAAATAGGGGCTACGCAGGACCCTAAGAAACTTAAGGCCCTGACTAATAAGGCCAAACGTGTAGAAGCCCTGGCGTCCCAGCTGGCCAACGACCTTAAAACTATGGAAGCCAAGCTACAGCCTTACTACACGGGCGCTTTATCTAGTATGTACGAGGACAGTTATTATATACATGCTTTTGGGCTGGAGCAGGCCGCAGGCGTCGCCGTTAGAACGCCCATGTTAACCCCTATGAACGTCTTAGGCGTGGTAAGTAACCCCTGGCTACCAGACGGGAATACCTACAGCGATAGGCTAAGGGCAAATACAGCGTTCCTAGCCCAGAAAATGCGGGGGGCGGTAGCCAATGCTGTAGCCCGTGGCCAAGGGATTAACGAAGCAGCCAGGAACTTAAGCGCCGTAGCAGGGGAAGGGTACTTTAATTCCGTTAGGCTTATGCGTACCGAGTTAAACAGGGCAGCGGGCCAGGGTAGTAGCTTTTTATTTATGCAAAACGCAGACATACTAGACAGTAAACGGTGGAACGCTACCTTAGACAGCAGAACGGCCCCGAAAGACGCGGACAACGACGGCCGTACCTTTGACCTGGACTACGATACCCCCGAAAACCCGGCAGTAGCAGGGAAAAGAATACCTAATCACCCTAATTGTCGCTGTAAGTATAGCCCCGTGCTAAGTTCTACGGGGATAAGTGACAAAGAACGAATAGCCAGGACGGGCGACGGGCCAGACAGCTGGGGTACACGGACATACGTAAAGGCTAAAACGTACCGAGAATACGCTGACAAGGTAGGCCTGCCAAGTTTAGACGAAAGGCTAGAGAAGGATAACCTAAAAAGTTACTTACGGCCTGGCGAAACATTAGCCGACCTAGATAAACGGGTATTCAAGTGGAGAACCCCAGGCGGTACCATTGTCGTAGCTAAACCTTTGTGGGAAGCGGCCCAGGCTGCGGCTACAGTACCAGAAAATACAGTACCTACCGTGTCTAGTTGGGCCGACGCCGTTAGGGAACGTATAGCTTTAGGGGTGGATACCGAAGCCGACGTAAGGGACGTAGGCAGCCTGGTACGTAAGAGGTTAGCTGAGCAGCTAGATACACTGGTAGCCGAACAAATGGCTTTAGACAGCGAGTGCGAGAGTATAATAAAACAGCTTAATGACGTTAACCCTAACGAATATGACGGGCCTATATATACCGAATTACAGGAGAGGTATACCGTAACAAGGGATAAATACCATGAGGTGGGTATTCGTATTCGTGGGAGTAGAGCCGACCGTGTACGCGACGTCTTAAAAGACATACGCCCAGTAGGCCCGAAAGATGCCAAAGACTTACAGGAGTTTATTTCTGGCAGCAGCCTAGATACTAAGGAGGCCATAGAAACGGTACGGGGTTACTTACCCGCTGACTGGGTACAGGCGTCTAATAAGCGGCCTATGAAAGCCAAGAAGTCAAAACGTGGGTATTATCAAGAAGCCGTATTTAAGGACGAAGAGGCGCTTAAGGCGAGGGGTTACACGTTAGAACAACTTAAACGGGCTAAGAAAATGAGCTACATGGAAGACACTATAAGCCTAAGCGGGGAAGCTGGCGACGGTATGCTACGGGTAGCCTTCCACGAAATGGGCCATAGAATGGAAGACATGGTACCAGGCATTAAGAAGCTGGAGCATGAATTTTACAGAAGGCGTACAGCAGGGGAACGGTTAGAGTGGTTAGGACGTGGCTACAAAGCATCAGAAACAGCGCGTAAAGACAAGTTCTTAAGTGCGTATATGGGTAAAGAATATACGGGCGGTAAAGAAACCAGCTTCTACGAACTCTTAAGCATGGGCCTAGAAAGTGTTTACAGGGGTAGCTACGATTTAACCCAGGACGAAGACTTCGCCGACTTTATCTACGGGATACTGGCAGCGTTATAAGGGGGTTTACTCGTGTTTACGGTAAACGGAAAAATACTAAAAAAGCAGTACAGTGTAACTTATGACGCTGGCAAGATCACGGGCGACAGGATAGCCGTGGACATTGTTAATACAGAAGCCCGGACAATGCGCGGGCCAGTAGGACCCGTAGGGCAGTACGCAGAATCTGACTACCTAAAGGACCCATTGACGGCCCTTTTTCTGATTACAGGGGTATTTACCACGGTAGACAGTGTAACGGGGGACGTACCAGAAGCCGAGGAACCGCCAGAGGGCGCTATAGTGTAGCAGCTTATGGCCCTAACTTACCAGGGGCCGTTATAGTACCTGGAAAGGCGTAATAAAGCGCCCAGCGGCTTACAGCTGGCTAAGGTAATGGCCTTAAACGAAAGGGGTAAACCATGAAGAGAATCAGAACGCTACAGGCAGAACTTAAAGCGGGTACAATTACGAAAGCCAAATACCTGGAGGAAATCGGGAAACTACTGGCTGACGACTTTATCGACCAGGCAGAACACGACGACGCGGCAGCCTTCAACCCCGAAGAAGATAAGCCGATATTTACCCAGGCCGACGTGGACAAAATGGTAGTGGTTAAAGCCGTTAAGCTGGTACGTAAGGCGCTTAAAGACGCTGGCCTAGAGGTGGAAGCAAGTAACCAGGAACTATTAGGCAAAGTAGCCGAATTAGTTAAAGCTGGTACGGCTTCGGACGGTAAAGCTACCGACACGGACCTAGCTAAACTTAAGGTGCTAGAAACCAAGACCCCAGGGCTGGAAGCTAGAGTAAAAAGTTTGACTATTGAAAACGCCGTGCTTAAGGCTGGCGGAGGTAGTCTACGGCCCGTAAACCCTGCCCAAGTAGTGCGCGCTTTAGCCGATTACATGGACCTGGTAGACTTCGACGATACCGACGGTACAGTAGACGCTAAAAGTGTAGAACGTGCCCTAAGACGTATAGCGGAAGCCGAGCCTAACCTATTCGTAGCCGACGACGGTAGCGGGGTAGGTGCGGGAGCAGCAGGAGCGGCGGGAGCAGCAGGAGCAGGCGCACAGGGGAACGGATACAGGGGAAGAACCCCAGGCGGCCCAGGAGCGGCAGCAGGTGGCGGGGCTGGAGATAAAGACGCGGCCAAAAAGCTGGCCGAAGCCCGCGAAATGTTGGGCACAACCCCAAAAGCGTAAATAACGAAAGGAAGGTAAACACTAAATGAATAACGACGTAACAATCAGAACCGCCAGCGCGGCGGCGTCCCAGGAAATTAAGGCCAGCGCACATTATGCATATATCACGAACGGGATTACCTTAGACGGCAGCAAGTTTGCGGCTGCTGAATTAGTGAATTCCGGTCAATGTCTGGTAAAAGACGACGCTACGGGTAAGTATGAAAAGTACGCAGACGGTACAGCGGGTACTGGCCCAGCCATATTATTGGGGGCTAACGCGATTACTCCAGCAGCAGTAGCAGGCCTTCACGCTAACACTGTGCTAGCCGTAACAATCGGGGGTGCGGCGTTTACAATGAGTAACGCAGTAATAAAGGCGCTGCCTATTGCGGCTGCCGCGGCTAAGCCTGCGGTACTAATCGGGAGCGCGGCTATAAATAACGCCG